TCACCCGAGCCTCGCCAGGATATCCTCGTCGCTCTCCTGGTTCGCCTCGCGTTCCGGCAGCGCCTCGAAGAATAGATCGACTTGCGCGCGATCCCAAAGCACGCGCGTGCCAACCTGCTTCGGCCGAGGCATCAGCCTCTCTCGTACCATCTCGTCGAAGGTGGTCACGGAGACGCCGACGTAGCGGGCGGCCTCCAACCGCGAGATGCCCTTGGGTGCGAACGGAAGTGCGGGGCGCTCCGGCCGTTCGGATGTGCGGACGCTACGCGGCACTTCCCCCTCCCAAGTACGGCAACAGCGGTGTCAGCTCGCGCTTCTCGTGTGCGAGCCGCATCTCCTCGCGGACGGCCTCTCCGAAGGTGACGCTCGCGCCGGGCGGCACCGTGTTGGCGAGGAATTCGTCCTCGAACACCACTATGCCGACCTCGACTGCCTCCAGCTTCGCCTTGATGACCAAGGCGAGCGCCCGCCAGCGCGACCGGCAGGCCTGCTCCCATGCGGTCTCGGCCGCCGAGGCGGATCGATCGCGGCCGGTTTCGGTCTTCGTGAACTCGGCGTCTTTCGGATCTGGCATCGCGAGCCGGAACAGGATCCGCCGGCCGCGCATGGTGAAGTGGATCGCGGCCTGCGTGTCGCTCTCCATGTGGGCGAACTCGCTGGCGCCGTAGCGCCGAACGGTGGTCCGGATCTCGGAGATGCTGCGGTCCATCGGGACCGACGTGTCGGCGGCGTAGCGGCGGCTCATCAGAAAATGCCCTCCTGACGCGTCGCCCCGCATTTCGGGCAGCGATAGCGTTGCTCCGCGGTTTCCAAACGTCTGCCGGGCCGCACGATCAGATTGCCTTGGGGGCGCCAGTCGTGTCGGCACCAGTTCTGACGGAAGGCGCGGGCGGCTCCGGCGATCATCTCGATCAGCTTCGATAGCGGTCTCACGCTGCCCTCCCGCTCGTCGCCTCGGTCGGCCGCTCGCCGCGCTCGGCCAGAGCCTCGAGGTCCGGGATCATCTCGGCCCGGATCTCGCGCCGCTCGTAGCTCCAGCCAGGCAGCAGCTCGTGGATGTAGCGTCCGGCCCTGCCGTTGATCCGGTGGAAACCGGGCAGGTTCGCCCAGCTCTCCCACCATTCGCCGCGGCGCGGGCGCGCGAGGTCGACGTGCGCGGTGCTCTTCGCGCCCATGGTCGACGGGTCGGCGATGGCCGCGCGCAGGGCTTGCGCCGCCTCACCCGCGCGGCGGCGCTCGTCGTCGGTCGGCGGCGGGAGGGGCTTCGGGGCGCGCTTCGTCATGCCGCCCCCGCGATGTCGAGCGCGTCCGCCGGCGGGTTGCCGACGAACAGTTGGACAGGCGGATGTTCGACGCCCAGCACGCCGAGGTAGATCGGCGCGCCGGCCACGATGAGTGCGATTTCCTCCGGCGTCGGCAGCCAGGCCGAGACCATCCGGTTCACGCCCGGGCTGTGCGGCTCGTCGCGGATCGGCAGGCCGCCGCAGATGCCGTCCTTCGCCGGGTCCCAGCCCCGCGGCGCTCCGAGGTTGCGGGTCGCGCCCGCCACGCGTCCGATATGCATCACTCTGCTCCGGGATGTGCGGGCACATGGCCGCCGCTGAAGCCCCCGCCGCCCGGCAGCTTCACGGGATCAGGCACCGCGGCCTCGCGCCCGAGGTCCGTCAGCCCCAGCCGCATCGGCCCGCGCGGCTCGACGTGGCCGGTCGTCATCAGCCGCAGCCACGTGTCGGCGAGGAACTGGAGCCGGACGCCGCCGGCCACGACCAAGCCGTGCCGGTCGATCGCGCCCTCGCCTCCGCGGTGGTGGAGGTGCTGGAGGGCTTGCTTCTGGGCGGGGGTCACGAGCGCGCCTCCCCACCGAACAGATCCCCCTTCGCGCCCTCGGCATCGGCTTCTGCCCGGAGCTTGCGCGCGATCGCCTCCATGAGTGCGGTCTGCCGGTCGGCGAGAGCCTGCGTCATGCGCTTGACCTCGACCCAGCGCGGGTAGGCGCGCCGCCGCTGGGCAAGCTCACGCTCGGCGCAGGCGGCGAGGTCGGCGGCGGTGAAGGTCTCGCGCGTGATGGTGCTGGACTCGGCCATGGGGCTACTCCGCGAGCGTGAGAGTGGCGGCGACGATGCGCACGGCCCGACGCGCTGCTACGCTCTCGACCTGCGACCGAGAGGACCGAGCGTGTTCAAGGGCATCGTGCGTGAGGGCGAGTTGCGGCGCTGGGCGCCATGGGCCGGCATGGTGCTGCTGATACTGCTGGCGGCGGCTCTTGAAACCAGCATGGAAGGAGTTTGCTGGGACAAAGATACTGCCCGCGCCGCAAAGATCGATGAAGCCGCCGGCTGTTTCGAATTCTGGTTCAATCGATATCAGACGCTGATTGGTGCACTCGTAACCCTGGTAGCGGCTGGCATTGCGTGGATTGGTCTTAAACGTCAGCTTGAACGAGCCGATGAGCAGATCGATGTCGCGAGACGTCAGGGGCTGATTGCATTGCTGCCCGCGCTCGATCAAAGAGCTGAAAACGCCACCAGGGTATACTCGCTGGCGGCTGCCTTGGGAATGAATGCAATTAGAACCAAAGAGGCTGCCAGAACTACCCTTCAATACGCCTTCGCTCTGAGACAAAATTTTGAGAGCAATACCAATCTTGCGGCCGATATTTATGTTTATCGACACCAGGTCGAAAGGTATCGAGTCGAAATCTCGGCCTTCTCCGAGCGAATTGAGCAGTTTACAATAGAATGGCACAGAGGCCTGTTTGGTCCGGATGGCCGCTATCACTGCGAAAAAATCTGGGCGAGCCTGACCGGTGTTCTGGACACTCATCAAGACGCAATGAACAAGCTTTCCGACACAGGATCCGCCCTGCCAAGATCCGATCTTGAGTTCATGGCTGCACTTGATGCTGCAGCAAAGATTGATCAAAGGGGATTTATATTGTCCGATTTGGGATTTGATATTCCGCTGCGAGGCCTTGAGCACACAGTCGTGGAGATTGAGCGCGAACGAGATCGCTGTCGCGATGCCAGCCGCATTTGAGCGGAGATGCATTGTCCTACTCCGCGGCGAATAAGGACACGGAGACCGCGTCTACGAGCGTGCGGGTACAGTAGGGGCAGCGGAGGGCGGTCATTCAGGCAGCCTCATCCGAGCCGCTGATCGGCCGGACCTGGAAGCACGTCGCCGTGCTCGCCTCGGCCTCGCAGATCAGGGAGCCGTAGCCGAGGAGCGTCTCTACCTTCTCGCCCCGGCGAACAGCCCGGACGGTCAACTCCAGCAGGGTGCCGTCCGTGAACCGGACCGCGAAAAGGCCGCCGCGGCCCTCGTACCGAGCGCGGCGGCGTTCGTTGATCGTCTCGCGGTGGACGACGCGGCGCTGGGACGACGAGTAGCCGGACCATTCGCCTTCGAGGACGTAGCGAGCCATCTCAGGCGGCCTCTTCGCGCTGGCGGGCCGCGGTGCCCGCGCGGTGCCCGGCCTGCCACTTCGCCAGCCGTGCGGGATCCGCCTGGATCTCCGCGTTGAGGCACTTCCCCGTGCCCTTCTCGCCGTCGCTGAAGCCACGGCCGAAGTCCGGGTCGCGCTCGTCGCCCTCGGACGGCGGAGGCTGGACGACGGTCGCCGTACCGTCCTCGACGAGGGGCTGATCGCCTTCGGCCGGCGTGTCCCGCTCCGGCGCGTCGAGCAACGGGCTCTGCACGGGTCGGAAGCCCGGCGCCGGCTCGCCCCGGCCGCGCAGATCGTAGAGGGCGTCGTCCCGCCGGAACAGCTCGGCGAGGTCGGTCGACATCGGGAGGCGCTTGGCGAGACGACGCAGCACCGTCTTGCGCGCCATCTCCTCCCACCAGTCCACCCACGGCCCCTTGGTGGCGGCGCGGCTGACCTTGCGGACCTTCTCGATGTCGGCGAACGACATCACCTCGCGGTAGATCCCGCCATCCTTGGTCTCGGCGATGGCGTAGGCGCAGCGCACCTTGCCGCGGTCGCCGTCGAAGATCGGGCGGTGCTCGATCCTCTCTTCATCACCGAGCGCGTATTCGAACTCGTCACCCTCGAAGACGACGTGCGCCCGGATGCTCTTCAATTCGCCCGAGTTGCGGATCTTCTTGAGGATGCCGCCGATCATCGGCATCCACTGGACCTTGTTGTTGAAGATCACGAGCGCGCCTTCACGCTTGTCCGGCAGGAGGCCATCCTGCGCCGACCGCATGCACGCCTCGAACAGCGATTGCCGGTCCGCCGTGAGGAGGCTCGGGTCGCTGGTGACAGCGGTGATCGCGACCCGGATGAATTGCTCCGGCCGAATGTGCGAGGGTAGCGCGGCAGCTACCTGCCCCTCCATGCGCTGGAGGTCGCCGCGGAAGCTCTTCGCCTGCTGCTGCCGCTCCTCGGCGACGGTCAGCCGTTGTCCCTGTGCCATGGTCGTCTCCGATGTCAGAAGGCGGCGCCGAACCACGCCGGCAGGTGGTCGAGGTCGATCTCCTCGAGGGGCTGGTGGTCGACCCACGGGCCGTCGCCATGCGCCCGGCGCGCCGCCGTGAAGTTATCCAGTGCGCGGCGCACGGATTCCTCGCCGACGCCGACCAGAGCGCTCCCGGGGGACATGACGCCGCCCCAGGTGAGCGGGGCACCGGTGGAGGCCCAGAACACGAAGACGAGGGCGTAGTCCTCGGCGGCGGCGACCCGGGCGAGCCACGCGGGGTCGTGATCGCCGTAGACCTGGCCAGCCGAGACGAAGGCGGCGAGGCGGGCGCGGGCCTGGAGGTAGGCCGCGGCCTGGGTCGGATAGCTCCACTGAGCCAAAGCCCGACGGCAGGACGCTACGAAGGGCATGCCGTCCTTCGGGCGGGTCGACTTGAGGTCGACCACGGCGCGAGGCTTGAGATAGTCGAACCGGGCTTTGCGGCGCACTGGCTCGCCGCCGATCTCGTCCGTCCAGAACAGCGAGACCTCGGCCGCCCCGCCCTCGAATGAGCCGACGAGATGCGGGTTGTCGAGCACCGCGCACCCGGCGGCGGTAATCCGGTCGTAATCGGCGGCCTTCAGCACCGCACGGCTGGCGTCGGCAGCCTCCCGCAGCAGGTGGTCGAGCATCCGCGGCGGTTCGACCCCGTCGGCGAGGCAGCGCTCGCGGATCAGTTCGACGCTGGCGGCCTTCGTCTTGCCGGGCTTCACGTCCCGGTCCTTCAGCCACGCGCCGAGATGATCGGCGGTGACGAGGAGGTCGTCGCCCTCGGGGTAGCGTTCGAAGCGGTCGAGGAAGGCGGGCGGGCCCTCTAGGACGAACTTGTGCACCGCCCGGCCGACGAGGCGGGCCGGGGTGTCGTCGTCCTCGGCGGGCCGGTGCGGGTTGAGGGCCGATCCGTACCAGTAGGCGGCCGGCTCGGTGGCGAGTTGCTTCAGGTCGGTCGAGCCGAGGGCCGGATCCGCATGGTAGGCGGCCTCGTCCAGTCCGAAGTGGATCCCGTCGGGAATCTTGCAGACGGTGACGAGGTGGGCTGGGGTGACTGCGTCCACGGGGCGCTCCTCAGAAGGGGATGTCGTCGGGGAAGCGGCGGGCGCGGCTGCCCGGCACCGGGCCGGGCGAAACCTCGGACGGCTCGCCGAAGGTGAGGCGCTCGAACTCGACGAGGCGGATGGCCTCGACGGCCTCCAGCACGACGAAGGCCTGCCCAGGGTTCTGGCGCGCGAGGCGCTCGGCCTCGTGGATCGCGCTGAGCTTCGTCTCGTGCCGGTAGTGGGTCGGCCCGGAGCCGTGGACGAGCCAGTAGGGTTCGAGGTGCAACGCCATCGTCACGCCTCCGCGGGCACGGCCTGCCCGGCGACGCCGAGCCCGGCGTTGATGGCGGCGGCGAGCATCTCGGCCCGCTCGCGGTCGAGGCTCGGGGAGCCGGCCGGGAGCAGCAGCGCGAACACCGTCCCGTCGGCGTCGGCGAGGCCGCGCAGGGTGCTCTCGCAGGCGCGGACCGGCGCCCGGATGCCGAGGAAGGTCGCTCGCTGGGCGAGCGTGACGGCGCGGGGCTCGCGCATCTCGAAGGGAAGCACGGAGCGGGTCATCACGGTCTCGGTGTGAGTGAAGGGAGGGAGGGTCACAGGCGTCTCCCGGCAGCCCGGAGCCGCGTGCGCGCGTCGGCGAGCACGGTGACGTCGTCGCGCCCGTCGAGGTCGACGCGAGTCTCGGCGGTGAAGAGGGCGATGCCGGCGGCCATGCTGGCGGCCGTGGCCTTCTCCAGCGCCTCCTCCAGGATGAGCTCGACGACCGCGCGGGGCTGGTCGAGGCCGGTCCGGGCGAGGAGGACCTGCAACTCGCCGACCTGGCCCTCGAGGGTGCGCAGGATCGCGTAGAGGTCGGCGCTGTTGCGCTCGGCCATCCCGTGGGCCGCAACGTGCCGCGGGAGCGCGTGGGCGATCTCGCTGTAGGTCGGCAGGCCGAGCAGAGCGGCCCGCTCGTCCACCGCCGCGATGAAGACCTCCTGGTTGAAGGTCAGAGGCTGGGTCGCGCTCAACGGACGCCTCCATCCTGCAGGTTGCTGACGAGGGCGCGGTCCGCACGGAAGACGGCGAGCTGCTCGCGCATGTCGGCGATCCAGGCGCTGTCCTCGCCCCCGCAGCGCCCGAACGAGCCGAGGTGGCCGTGGTCGAAGGCGCACAGGAAGCTAGCGACGGCGTCGGCGAGCGCCGCGCCGCTCGGGAAGGCGACGGGCTCCAGCGCGTCGAGGCTCTCGGCCGGCAGGGCGTGCCGGTGCGCTTCACGGAAAGCGTTCATGCTGCCTCGCGGAGTTGATCGGCCTCGAAGTCCGCGATGGCGGCCAGCTCGTCGGCGGCCTCCAGCGCGAGGGAATCGGCGTGGTCCTGGGCGGCGAAACAGGCCGCGGCCCAGCAGTCGAAGTCGTCGCCGAGGAGGCCGTAGGGGCTGTGCGCCGCGTAGCCGACGGAGGAGCCGGTGATCCGGTAGCCGACAGGGAGGTCGAGGCGCGCCATGATCAGGCCGCCTCTGGAACGAGGGCGAGCGAGCGCGGAGTGACCGCGTCACCGGCCACCAGCCGCGCCTCGACGTAGAGGTCGGCAGCTCGCAAAAGATGCTCCCGCGCCCTGTCGACAGTCTGCGGAGCCGTTAGCGGTGCGGGCGTCTCCGGCGCGTCGAAGAACGACGCGATCGGTGCGCCTGTCAGCTTGGCGATGATGCTCAGCGCGATCGCGCTGATGCGGTTCGTGCCCTTCTCGTACTTCTGGAGCTGGGCGGCCGAGACGCCGATCTCGGCGGCGACGGTGCGCTGGGTGAGACGAGCCCGGATCCGGGCGGCGCAGATGCGCGCACCAATCCGGACGTCGACGTCGGTGGCGGGTTGGCCGGACATGTCAGCGCCCCCAGCCGAGGGACATGCCGACAGCCGGCACGCCGAACGCGAGAAGGACCGAGCTGACAAAAATCAGCGTGAGGACGAGATCTGCGGGGGCATCGAGCATCTGCGGCTCCATCGGCTCGGTGAGCGGCGATGGCTGATACTACGCATCGTGCGTAACGCTTGTCAACGCATAATGCGTAGCCACGGGCGGTGCGTCCTTCCGCTCTGCGCAGAATGCGTTGTCCACAGCCGTGCACAGCCCAACCCACGGCAGGGTCGCAACGATTCCAGCAATAGCGGATTGCGCGCGACGATGTTCTTCTTTCGTTCTAGCGTTCGATCCAGGCTATGACGGCCGAAACAGACGACAGGATCAGCAATGGCCCACGCGCAGTATCACGCTGTACAGCCGTTCGTGAGAGGCGGTCGCGGAGCAATATCGGCCGGACCTATCCGGCAGTGTCCAAGTCCTGAGGCTGCTAAGCGCTTGGCTGAACGCCTCGTCGAGGAGAAGAAGGCAATCGGTGCGCTCGCCTACTCTCGACCTGGCGCCAGCAGTGCCGACGAATTTGCCGAGCCGACGTTTCTAGCTCGGATCGGCGAAGTCCCCGAAACTGATGATTTCTAGCGCGGCTTGATCCAGGCGACCTTGGCAGACCAGTTGATCTCCTCAACCTCGATAGGCGGCAATCCGCCTGTCGAGACGAGGAGGTAGGGGCCGCCGTCGCGTCCGCGAAACACCTTCTTCACGTAGACCTCTTCCTCTGAGATCCACACAACGCAGAGCTGCCCAATCCACTCGTCGGGCAGTCCGCGAACTCGCTGATCATAGTAGATCAGCCAATCATCTTCGGCGAGGCCGGGCATCGAGTCGCCTCGCACGCGGGCAGCTACTGTATCTGGCGACGATCCCGGGGGGCGCGGTGCCCTGTCATATCCGCCCTGTGGCTCGCCGTTGAAGACGATGCGCGCTCCTGCGCCTACGTCACCGACAATCGGCACGGTGTCATCCTTGGGCGCATCCAGCCGGGGCCCGCCCTCTAAGATCCATTCCCAGCGTGTCTTGTAGGCATTCGCGTATCGCTTTGCCGTCTCTCGGCTGGGATTACGATCGCCGTTCTCGTGGCCGAGATACGTCGGTACCGCCCATCCGAATGCTCGCGCCGCCTCAGTGGCCGTGTTGAAGCCAGCCTTCTTGCGTAGGTACTGCAGGCGCTCGGCGATCGAATCCATGACCGCCGCTTCGCACAATGCATTACGCATTGTGCGTTGACATGCGCTACGCATCAGGCGTAGCGTGCTCGTCGCCATGGAATCCGTCGCCGAAATCATCGCTGCACTCGGGGGGCCTACCGCCTTCGGTGTGATCTGCGGGTTCTCCAAGAACCCAGGCGCGCGCGGCAGCGATATGCGCCAGCGCTGCTCTATCCCGGTCGTCTACTGGCCACGGATCGTCGAGGCGGCCCAAGCGAAGGGCATCTCGATCGACAACGATGTGCTGGTGCGAGCTCATCTCCAGCGCGAGCGCGGTACCGCCCCCGTCGAGGGAGCGGCCGCGTGAGGGGCGCTCAGCGCAGCCACCAGAGCACGGCGATCGCGACGGCTTCCATCAGGCTTACGAGCGCCAGCACGCCAGAACCGATCAGAATGAGGTGCGCATCCTCGCTGCGTCCACACTGCACAAGCCTAACCCGCTGCGCCAAGTTTTCGTGCGCCGTTTCAAGCCGATTGATCACGTTTTCCAGGTCGCACACGCGGTCCTCAAGGGCCTGGATTTGTTCTTCAGAATTCATCGGCTGCCCTGGGGAGAGTGAGGCGGCGCTCTCGACGGCGCACTTGTCCTACCGGTGCTGCATACCCAGTACCCGTCGAGTCTCCTGTAGCAGAACCTCGTGCCGGACCGCGGCAGGTCCATGGTTCGGTGTGCTCCTGCTCTCCTGTGCAATCAGCTCTTGGAACCGTGGTCGCTTCACTGCTCGTGGCCCAACCGATTTCAAAAGGGCAGTCATCACCGCGCGCGTTGCTTCCATGCGGTGGTTGGCTTCCGAGACCTCCAGTGCTGCGCGGACTTTCAGCTCTTGGAAGGCCTCCCGCAGATCCTCCAACTCTCTGCGGAGTTCGGCCTCTTCGGTCGCGGTCATCCCTCTCCCCTGTAGCTGTGTCTCGCGGCACCTCCTGAGGTCGAACGCGCGCGATGTCCACGGTGTAGCGCGCATAGCGTCTGTCGCGCTCGTTGCTGCGTCGCTGCTGGGCGCCTGCGAGGCCGACGAGGTCGCTGCGCGCGCCACGCTGAAGGATCTCGGCTTTCACGGCATCGCCCTGTCGCGGGCGCCGCTGACCGGCCGACCCTGCGCGTGGGGCGAGCCTTTCGCCGTACGGTACCGGGCCGTGACCGAGGACGGGCGGATCGTCGCCGGCACGCTGTGCAGCGTCGACGAGGCGACCGAGGACGCGCGGCTGCTCCCCGATGTGGAGGGCCGGCGCTGATGCTCGCGGCACTGATGTTCCTCCTCAAGCTGATGTCGGTGGTGTCGCTCGGCACGCTCGTCGGCGCCCTGCTCGGCTTCCGGCCGATCATCGCGGCGATCACCGTGCTGCCGGCGCTCGTCGTCGGCTGCCGCGCCCTGGCGGTGCTGTGATGAGCGCCGCCCCTCGCCTTTCGCCGCGTGTCCCCGCCGTCGCCAGCGTCGGGGCCTCAGCCTCGGTGGCGGTCTCCTGCCTGGAGCCCACCGTGACCGACGCTTCCGACCTCTCCCGCCCGGCCTGGGCCGTCCGCGTCGCTGCCGACGACGCACTCGCCCTCGCGGCGCGCACGGATCACCTCGCGCACCTGTGCCGCGAGGACGCCGGCCAGAACCTCAACAGCCTTGCCGACGCCACGCGCCGCCATGCCGAGGAACTGGATCGGGCTGCTGCGTTCGTCGCGCGCTGCGAGCGGATTCCTGGGCTCATCGCGATGGTCGAGGCGATGGAACGCGGCACGCTGTTCGTGCCGGTCGAGCCGGTCTCCGCCGGTCGTTCGCCCCTGCCGGCGGATGTTGTCGTTGTCGGCCAGGACAACGCCGCCTCGCTTCGCGAACGCGTGGGCCGTGGCTTGGCGCGTCTGAAGAGGCGCGCCTGACATGTCGTTGTGCGTGCACATCGCCCGATCGTCCATCGTCCTCGCGAAGAATAACGCGGGCGTCGGATCAGTGTCGCTAACGGCGAATGCTGGCCTGTGCATGATTTTCCCCCATCGCAGCGGTCGCAGGCTCACGCCTCCCGCCAGCGAGCGACCCGGCCGAGACCATCGCAAACTCGGACCCTCGGCCGGGTCGTCCCTTCTCCTGCGCGTCCGTCCATGCCGCCAAGCCAGCGGTCGCGCTGTGTGTCGTGCGTACTCCGTCAACCTCCCGCATTCGCTGCGCTCCTCTGCGACATCCGCAAGATGTCGCGAAGGAATGGGCCAGTGTGGACAAAGACTGACCGGAACCGAGCAATGCTGACCGCATCCCAAGCTCGGGACGAGACCTTGCCGAAGCTTTCGGCGCTCGTCCGCCTCGCCCAGTCGAGCATGGGCTCGAAGATGGCCGCCTATGAAGCGGTTGGACGCCGGATCGGCGCCTCGGGTTCCTGGGTCCGCAAGTTCATCGGGCGCCAGGACACCGGCCTCGACGGGCACGTCCTGCACAACATCCGGACCGCCTACGAGCGGCTCTGCTCGAACATCGAGGCCGCGGCCGACGCCGCAGAAGCCACCAACGCTCTGCTCCGGGAGGATCTCCATGCGGCTCTTCGCGCCGATCGTCCGGCTGCTGCGCGCACGCCTGGAGGAGCGCCGGCTGCGGGCGCAGCTCCGCGCCGTCCAGGACACCCGTCCGCACCCGCACTGGTCGGGCCGGATGCTGCACCGCGTCTGCCGAGCCTGCGGGGTTCGGCGGACCTGACGGACCTGCCGCTGTGGCGGGCCGCGAACGAGGAGGAGTGAACATGTCGGACGGATCGCAGGTCTACGCGAAAGCATCGCCGAGCACTCTCGCGAGCGTGACGAAGGACCTGGGGGACACGCGCTCCCGGATGGATGACGCCGCCACGGCCATCGAGGCGCTGGCTGACAAGCTGAGCGGTGCGGTCCCGGCGGGCGCCGATACCAGCAGCCTCAACGCCTCCGCCCAGCCGGCCGGGTCGGTGGCGGTGCTTGCTGCGCTCGTCGGCGGCCTCGCGACGCCCGCCATGCGGATCGAGCTGGCCGTCTCGCGCATCCAGTCCGCCATCGGCTGATCCGCCAACTCCGGGCGGCGCTGTCGCCCGGCTCACCCTGAGGAGCCGTCCATGGGCCAGTACACGAAGAAGCCGGTCACGATCGAAGCCTTCCGCTGGACCGGCGGACCGGATCCGCAGGAAGATCCGGAGTGGGCCTGCGCAGCCATCGCGGCCGGCACCATTCAGTTCGTCGAGGCCGGCTTGATGTCGGTCCACACGACGGAAGGCGTGATGAATGCGTCGCCGGGCGACTGGATCATCCGCGGTGTCGAGGGCGAGATCTACCCCTGCCGGGACTCGGTGTTCCAGGCGACCTACATGCCGGCGAGCCGGCCGGCCGATGCCACCGGCAAGCCGGCGATCACCCGCGCCGAGGCCGATGCCAGCCTGTCGGCCGCCCCGGCGCCGCGGGTCACCGTCGAGAGCATGGAGGCCAAGGTCGCGAGCGCGGAGTACTTCCGCTCGAAGACGCTCACGATCTGCATCCTGACGCTGGCGAACGGCTTCACCATCGTCGGGAAGTCGGCATGCGCCTCGCCTGAGAACTACAACCAGGCGCTCGGCGAGCGGTACGCCTACGACGACGCGTTCCGGCAGATCTGGGCCTTCGAGGGCTACCTGCTGCGCGAGCGGCTGGCGGCGGCCTGACCATGTCCGACGGCGCCTTCGTCACCACCCTGCCGACGCACTTCGCGAGCCTGCGCGAGGGCGTGGAGCAGCACGTCCCCGAGACGGCCGTGAACGCGGTGATCCGGAAGTGCCTCCTGGCCCTTCTCGGCTGGGCGAAGGGTCTCGCGCTGGCCCTGGTGGCGATGACGCCAGCGCCCGCCCAGCAGCAATTCCACGCGCCGCTCCGCAACCGCTCGCCCGTCGTCGAGGAGCCCCGCGTGCCCCGTCACGCCGGCCGCGACCCGCGCCTGCCGGGCAACCGCCCGCACCCGTGAACGAGAACCGCCCGGCCTGCGCGAACAGACCGGGCGGACGATGAAATCCCCTACGATGGGTTGAGCTATGAAGGCCACAAGATCTTCCCCCGATCAAGTCTCGGCCGCTGATGGCGTCGCCGCAGATGAACTTCGACAGTTCATTGAGCGGATCGAACGGCTTGAGGAGGAGAAGGCCGGCATCCTCGGCGACATCAAAGAGGTGTTCGCCGAAGCCAAGGGCCGCGGCTTCGACACGAAAGCCATGCGGACCATCCTCCGCATCCGCAAGCAGGATCACTCCGAGCGCCAGGAGCAGGAGGCGATCCTCGAGCTCTACATGCAGGCGCTCGGCATGCTGGCAGACACGCCGCTCGGCCGCGCCGCGGTGAGCCGGGAGTTCGCCGAGTCCCGGATCACGATCACCGGCCCCGGCATCGAGCCGGTCGAGACCACTGGTGCCGGCCTCGCCCGCGCGTCGGCATCGCTCGGCGTCCAGGCGCATGCGCAGCGCAACCGCCGCGGCAACTCCGCTGCCCGACAGATCGACCTCGAAGACGCCATCGCGGCGAGCCGGTGATCGCCATGCGCCGCCCGCCCGCCTCCCATGGCCCCGTGTTCGCGCCGCCCGGCCGCCGCGTGGTCGATTCCGTGACCGTGCTCCTACCGGTCCCGCCCTCAGTGAACCGGATCTACCGGCACACGAAGGAGCGCGGCCCGGTGAAGTCGGACGCCTACCGGTCCTGGATCGACGGCGCCGGCTGGCGCCTCCAGGCGCAGCGACCCGGCCGAGTACCCGGCCCGTACGTCCTCCTGCTGGCCGTGCCGACCACGTCCCGCATGGATCTCGACAACTCGGTGAAGGCGATCTCCGACCTGCTGCAGCGGCACGGCGTCATCGACAACGACCGGAACGCGGTCCGCGCCCTGCTCGAGTGGCATGCCGAACACGACGAGGTCGCCGCCACGGTGCGTGGTCTCTCGGATGGCGCCGCTCTGGAGCCGATCGCCCCTGTACGCCCTCCGCTGGAGGCGGTGGCATGACATGGCACCTCCCCATCCTCGCGGGCCGCGCGCTCTCCGGCGCCATCTCCCTCGTCGTGCGCGGCAGCGCCGATTCCTCGCGCCTCCGGAGGTCCGCCCCGTGAGCCACCGCGAGAACAAGGCTCACGCGCTCTCGGAGCGCGGGAACGACCTCTACGAGACGCCGGCGGTCGCCGTGCGGGCTCTGATCGGGACCGAATGGCTGCCACAACGGATCTGGGAGCCAGCCTGCGGGCCTGGCGCCATCGTGCGCGAGCTGTACGCGGCCGGGCACGACGTGCTCGCCACCGATCTCGTCGACTATGGCTGGAAGGGGCAGGTCTCGGGCGTCGACTTCCTGAAGGTGCCGGAGGCCCCGGAGGGCATCGACTGCATCGTCACGAACCCGCCCTACAAGGACGCTCGCGCCTTCGTGGAGCAGGCCGTGCGGCTCTGCCCGCGCGTGATGATGCTGCTGCGGTTCTCGTTCTACGAGAGCATCTCACGCGGCTCCATCCTCGACACCGGCACGCTGGCCCGGGTGCATTGCTTCCGCAAGCGCCTGCCGATGATGCACCGCGACGGCTGGGAGGGCCCGAAGGCGTCCTCGAACATGGCCTTCGCGTGGTTCGTTTGGGACCTCTCCCACCGCGGCCCGACGCAGCTCAGCCGCATGTCCTGGGAGGACTTCACCGACGAGGCCGGCGCCGATCCTCTCCTCATGGCCGCGGAGTAGGCGATGGCGATCCGTTCAGAAGCCCTCCGCGCGCTCGTGGCGGCCGGAGCCTCGGCCGAGATGCTGCTCGCGGTGATCGAGGCGGACGAGAAGGCCGTGGCTGCCGAGGTCGACGCGAAGACCGAGAAGCGCCGAGCCCAGACCGCCGCCCGGGTGCGCCGGCACCGTGAAACGCACCGTAACGCTGGTAACGGCGGTAATGCGTTACCCCCCGTCCCCTCCCCGGATGGTCCGCCCCCTCCTCCTGCACCTCCACCCCCACCCCTTAACCCCTCCCCGACCCCCGGTTCCGATCCTGACGGATCGGCCGACGTTGTCGGGCAAGCTGGCGCAGGCGCGGCTGAGCAGGCGCGGGCCTTCCGTCGGGATCTGCTGACCCGGGGCGCCGCACTGATCTGCGCCAACACCGGCCGGTCCCAACGCTCCGCCCTGGCCCTGATCGGCCATTGGCTGGCCATCGCCCAGGACGAGGCGGTGGTGGTGCTCGGCCTGATCGAGGAGGCCGACGGCCGCGAGCTGGCAGACTTCTCGAGCTGGGTCGACCGGCGCCTCCATGCCCGCCGCGAAGCGATGGGCCGCCGCCCGGACCGCGGCCGCCCCGCCCAGCCAGCGCCTACCGGCCTCGCCGCCCGCCTCATCCGTCAGCACGCCGCATCCCAGCTGGGAGCCTACGATGTCGAACCGCCTGCCATCGACGCGAACGACCCCGACGCCGGCCCGGGTCAAGGAGAGGATCTCGGCACTCCATGGCAGGCTGGAGGCGCATCCCGTCCTTCCGACCCGCTACTCCGTGCGGCGGGACAGGGCGGCCACGACAGCCGAGCGTCGAGTGCTCTCCGACGTCGCCGCGCGGCTTAACGCCGAGCTGACCGCGCCCTCGGATCCCCGCCACGTCGACACGGTCGTGACCCGGGTCCTCCTCGGATTCGAGCAGGGGCGCGGGCGTGGAGACGACGAGAACGAGGTGCTGATCGCGGAGTACGTGTCGGCGCTGAAGGCCCTCCCGCTGGCCGCGATTCACGCCGCGGCCGAGCGCTTCCGGTCCGGCGAGACGCTGCGGCCGTGGGTGAAGCGCTGGCGGCCCTCCCCGGCCGAGTTCGCCGACGAGGCGCGCGAGGGCCTGATCCCGCTCCGGACGCAGCTCCTGCACATCCGGCGCGTGCTCGACGCCGAGATCTACGACGTACCGACGCCGGAGCAGCGCGCGGAGGTGGCGAAGGCGGCAGAGGCGCACCTGCAGCGCATGCGGCAGGCCGAGCCCGCGCGGCACCGCGCCGAGACGCCGGCCGAGATCGCCCGGGCGCAGCGGGCGAAGCTGGACGAGGACCTCGCCCGGCTCCGCGCGACCGGCCACGGTCCGGACATCGGCCGGCTGATGGCGCGTCTCGACCAGCGCCAGGGCGTGTCGGGGGGCGCACGGTGAGCCGCCGCCCCGATCTGTGGAAGGCCGAGCTGCGCGACCGCGAGGCCGCGCGGAAGGCGGCCGAGGCTCAGCGGGAGCCGCCGGGCGAGCACACCTGCGCGGAATGTGGCGTGTTCGGTGCCTCGTTCGGGTTCGGATGCTTCCGGAATCGCTCTGACGGTCTGTGGTCGTGTGCTGATCGCCATTGCCTCGCAGTGGTCGAGGCGCGAGCGGCGGTGCCTCCGATGCCGGCCGCGCACACGCGGGCCGACCCGCCAGCGGCTGACCTGTTCAGCCGCTCGGCTGCGTGAGGAGACCGCGTACCCGGTGCTGATGGCGAACCCGCCGAGGATCGAAGGCCCTGACCCGCCGGCCATGACGTGTGCGGATGTCGAGCGGTGGCTGGTGGCGGCGTTCATGGCGTTCACCGGCGCGGGCATCTTCAGCGTCCGGACGAACCGGCTTCAGCCGAACGACCCGGAGGAAATGCGGGCGACCTTCGACTGGATCGTGTTCTCCGCCGAGATCCTGGGCACGAACAGCAATGAGCGGATCGCGCTGCTCACCTGGGCACGGGCGAAGGCGCGGCGTCGGATCAAGCGGCACCGGCGGCTTCGGCTGCTGAAGGACGTGCCCGGCGGATCGATCACCGACCATTGCCGCGAGTTCGGGATCTGGCGTCGGACCTTCGACCGGCGGCGGAAGAGGGCCTGCGAGCGGCTGGCGGAGGCCTGGAACGCGCGCGGCTCCCAATAGCCGCGCCACGTGGTCAGGCATTGAGATCGACGAGGCTGCCGGGTGGAAGCGGAGCCTGCGAGGTCTGGCCGTTGTCCGACGCCTTGGCCTGGGCGAGCTGGGCTTGGGCCTTGTCCACCAGCTTCTGGTCGCAGGCGACACAGCTCGGACTGTGGTTGCGCCTATCCTGGTCCACGATACCGTTGGCGTTGGCGAGTTCCTGCTGCGCTACCGCGACTTTGGCCTGCGTCTTGGCCGCTTGCTGGGCCGACAGGGCTGGGTCAGCAGTCTGCGGCCGCCCAAAGGGTTTGGTCGGCAGCGTGTAGGCCCCGCCCGAGGCGGCTGCGCCGATGCTGATCGACATCAGTTCGTATCCAAGCCTGCGGCTCGGATGGGATGGTGAGGGCGAGGTATTGAGATCCCGCTAACTGCCGATGCCTGGAACGTGCCTGATCGAGGACCGCCGGATGGACGCAGGCATAGATCACGCTTGCGTGTGTCCAAAAACGGGACGCAGATCAGGTGTCACGGATCGACGGAAGGTCGACCGCCGCAAGGGGCACCACCGTGGCAGCGTCCAGGACCAAGGCCATCACCCTCGCCGGCTCGCCGGCTACCCACACCCACGTGCCCGCGGCCAAGCCGGAGCGGCGCCGGGATCCGCGCGGCGACCGGTACGACCACGCCGGCGCCTTCGACCCGCGCACCGACCTGTCGAAGCCGGTCCGGGGCAAGCGCGGCCCGATCCAGACGGCGGCCGTGGCGGTTGACGATCCGTGGACCCCGGGCGGTCGTAGCCTCGCCGCGGTCAACCGCCGGGTCGACGTGCTGGAGATGGAGCGCTCGCACGGACGCCTCACCGTCTCGCAGTACGAGGTCGGGCGCCAGGTCCAGGCCATCTTCGAGCGCGCCTCCGGCGCCCGGCTCGGCTCCATGGACTTCGGCGTCCGCGGATCGAAGGACATGACCATCGCGCACGAGCTGTCGGTCATCTACGCGATCGACGACGCCCGGCTGGTGGCGAAACTCAAGGACAAGGTCGTCCGCGCCGTCGGCGTGCCCGGGGCGCGATTCCTCCACGAGGTGCTCACCGGCCGGCAGACGTTCGCGCAGTTCGCCGAGGCCCGCGGCAAGGGCGGCGACCGCGGCACGGCCTACATCGCCGAGCACTTCCGGATCCTGATGGAGAACCTCGATGAGGACTTCGCGGCCGAGGGCGTTGCAAACGTGCAGGAGCGCTTCTTCCAGGGCCAGAAGACCGGCGAGCAGACCGACGCGCGCGGCCGGGCCGTCCCGGAGGGCCACGGCCAGTACTGGGGCGCCGAGGAGGCACGCTATGCCCCGCAGGCCAAGCCGGAGGTCCAGCGCGCCGTCGCCGGCCGCGGGCGGGTGCGGGACATCGTGGCGGCGCGGTGCCGGGTCGGCGAGACAGCCTGACTTCGCTGTGCCAGCATGGGCGCTCGCATGGAGTGCGCCCGTGACTGTTGACCCGAAGCTGGCGATCGAAGTCGCCAAGGTCGTTGCCAAAGAAGTCTACGGCGACGCTTTCGCGCCAGCTGCGCGGGAAATTGGTACCGCACTTGGTGACCTCGCCCGAACGATGAGAGTCGCCGGGCTCGATTTCGGAGCCATCACACGTGAGCGTGTGGAGCGGCTCTTTGAGCGCGCCTTGTCAAAGGTGCCCCCTCAAAGACGGATTGCTCCTCAATCTGACATTCTTGGTCCCATCCTTGAGGGTGTCCGCTATCGAGAAGAAGGCACTCCGATCGAAGAAGCATTTCGTCGCCTGTTAAGCAGGGCAACCGACGTTGAACGTGTTGGGGAGGCTCACCCATCATTCCCCGGGATAATAAATCGGATCTCGCCCGACGAAGCCCATATGCTCGTAAAGCTTTCAGAAGAACCATTTATATTGGAGGGCAACATGATCGAGGGCGTTGTCCGTCGCATCTGTCTTGACGAAGGGCAACTTATCAAAGAGGTCCAGTATCTGGAGAACATGCTTTTATACATCAATAATCTTCAGAGTTGTGGCCTTATTAATGTCGCACAAGGTGCAATTCCGGCGGAACGACAGGCTGAGCTTTTCCGTACAGACCGCTGGGACGGGCGCATGTGCCTTGGCGTATCCTTAACGCCGCTTGGCGATGGTTTCGTCGGAGCCTGTTTGCGAGATTGCTGATCGGCACCTCGGTTGGGTAGCGCATTCGACAGTGACACCGGCCGGCCGATGGACGAGCATAGGCGCGTCGAAACGGAGGCGTGCAGATGGCGTGGATCCAGGTTACGTGGCGCAACAACAATAGAACTGTATACATAAATACAGACAATGTGTTTCGCATTGACGATTGGGAGGGCAATGCCCGCCTCAGGATCATTGCCACATCCTCCGATACGGACGAGCGGCACTCGCCAGACTCGATCATTCTTGTTGAGTCGGTGGCCGAGGTGCTGAAGCTCATGGAGCAAGCAGGCGAGAAGGTGGTCCGTCGTACATCCGCTTGACCCGTCGGGCGAAACCCGGCATTCCGTTCAAGTCGCGAGACGCACGCCCGGGGCTGAGAAGCCGCCGGGCGTTTGCATGTCTGGCCCCTGCCTCGGTAGCTCAGTTGGTAGAGCGGCAGATTGAAGATCTGCGCGTCGCTGGTTCGATCCCAGCTTGAGGCACCAGCTTCCTCGAACCCGCTCAACAGCTTAGGCGTTGCTTCCGCAGACGCGTGCGGTGTTCCGTGCCATGATCGGTTCCCGATGAGCGCCCACGCTATCGTCACGGCGATTGAGGAGGAGAGCCTCGCGCTCTGCCGCCTTCGCGCGACCGGGCGCCAGGACGTCGACCTCGCCGCCCGCGATCATCACTGCCGGCGCATCCGGTCGCTGATCCGCCAGCTCCGGCCCCTCATCGGCACCGTTGAGAAGCGCACCTTCGGCACCGCCGGGCGGAGCGAGAAGGGCAAGCCGTTCACGGTGGCCCGGCGGCGTCGAGCGGCCTGATTTGAAGGCCATTTCCAAGGTCTCCTGAGATCTTGGAAATATCGGCCGTTTAGACGCCAAAACATAAGCAAAATCAGAGGTTTGCAGGTGGTTTCGGGCTCACGTCGTGTGGGCCGCCAGCGGGCCCGGTATAAAATCCAGACCGACACGAAGGCAGCCAGCGCCGTTCGGGCGCTCGGCTACCTGCGGGTCTCGACGGAAGAGCAGGCCGCGACCGGCCACGGGCTTGAGGCGCAGGAGAAGGCGGTCCGCTCCTTCGCCGAGAGCCAGGGCTACGAGCTGATCGAGGTCCTCACCGACCCGGGTGTCTCGGGTGCGACCCGGCCCGCCGACCGCCCCGCCTTCGGGCAGGCGTTGGAGCTCGCCGCGGCTAAGGCCTTCGACGTGCTGCTGGTGGCGAAGATCGACCGGCTGTCTCGCGACATCCGCCACGCGATGACGACGGTCTCGGACCTGGCGGAGCAGCACGAGGTCGCCTTCCGGTCGGTCACGGAATCGGTGATCGACACGTCGAACCCGATGGGCCGGACATTCTTCGCGATCTTCGCCGGCATGGCGGAGAACGAGCGGTTCGTGATCCGTGACCGGACCGCCGGCGGCCGGGTGGCCAAGGCCGGCAAGGGCGGCTTCGCCGGGGGCCAAGCGCCATACGGCTACACGAAGGATCTGGAGGGCGGCCTGCGGGTCGTTCCCGAGCAGGCTCGCATCGTGCGCCGGATCTACCAGGAGCGTCGCCGCAAGCGGACGCTCCAGGCCATCGCCGACGGCTTGAACGCCGAGGGCATCCCGGCGCCGAAGGGCGGTCGCTGGGCCGTCTCCACGGTCGCGTACGTGACCGACAACCCGAAATACCGCGGCGCGATCGAGTACCTGTTCCGCTGGAACGGGACCGAGACGCACGTCCTGCAGCCGGGCGCCCACGCCGCGATCATCGGCTGACGAAAGATCCACATGGTCATCTCGAAGCTTCACACCTCCCTTCAGGAGGCGCGCATCGCTGCGCTCATCGGCCGGGACGCGCTGTCCGGCGTCGCCGCGCTCCACATGGCGAACATCGTGGCGGCCTGGAACGCGATCGCGCCGAAGCGGATCGCCGCCACGCGCGAGGTGCCGGGCGCCACTATGGTGCTGCACCCGACCAAGGGCTGGCGCCGGATCTCGCACAAGCGCCTCGGCATCGCGTGACCGGCCGCCCGGACTACACCTCGGCCGAGGCCGAGCGGGACCTGCGCCAGATGCAGCGTCTCCAGCGTGATCCCGCGGCCCAGGCCTACGGTGATCATCTGCGTCGGAAGGGCACCCTTCCCGCAGCCACTCCAACCCCGGTGCTGTCGCCTTACGACGAGGTGGCGGCCGGCGAGTTCGAGGTGCGCCGCGCGCTCGCGATGAGGTTCGCGAGCTGATGGGCCGCCTCCTGCTCCGGCTGCTGTTCGGCCGCCGGCCGGCGCCGTCCGCGCCGATCGTCCACCGCGGCGAGCGCGAGATGTGCGCCGGCCCCGATCTCGGTGCGCCGGCCGGCCCGATCGCGAAGCTGTCCTACGACGAGGCGCTCCGGTGCTTCGGCGTCCACCAGGGACGATGACGATGCCCCGCCTCTGCGCCGCGATCCTGTTGGCTGGCATCGCCGCGGCGGCGCTGCGCCCGCGCCGGCCGGCCTCCTTCGTGCTGGTCCGGCCAGCCGTGCCCGATGACGTGCGCGTCATGGCCGAGCGCCTGACGCTCCTCTTCGGCGACATGCCGTCCCGGGCGAAGCACTGATGCGCGGCGTCGTGGGCCCCCGGCACGGCGCCGGCATCCTCCTGGTCCTGGCGCTCGGCTGGGGCTGGGTGTGGGTGTTCGATCGCCCCGCGCAGGCTGCGACGGTCGGCTACCGCATCGAGGTCCGTGCCTGCCGTGGATCGGACTGCCGCCTGCTCCCGGTCTCCGGCCGGCGATGGATCGGCCGGTTCGCCTGCGAGGGCCACGCCTCCACCATCGAGCAATTCGGCGAGGCCCCGCGCGGCCGCACGCTGTCGGCGCGCTGCGTAGCGGTTGAAGGGATGGCAGGAGCCTGATGGCGAGTTTCCACGATCCCATCTTCGCCGAGCTGATGCGTCAGCAGGCCAATGCGCAGGCCCGTACGCTCTGGGAGGCGCAGCAGAACTACAACGCTTCGGCCCATGCGGCAGACGCCTTCGCCTACGCGGCGGCCGCTCAGCAGCCGAAGCGCCCCGCTTCCCGCTTCGACGGGCCCGACGTGATCGACCTCGTGCAGGGTGCCGACGGCGCGTGGCGCGTGCCGGAGCACCTCGAGCACCGGATGCGCCAGCCCTGATGCTCGCCCGCCCTCGCCCGCCGGAGCGGCTGCTCGGCCAGGAAGGCGCCGTCGGCGCGGCGGCGGGCCAGACCGCGGCGCTGGTCGAGGCGGCCAACCGGCCCCCGATCGTGTGCGAGGCGGACATCGTCGGCGCCTGCGGCACCTGCGGGCGCCGGGTTTGATCCTGAATTGACGGATTCGCGACTGTGTCGACGCTCTCCGACGAGGTTAAAACCTTCATCGTTCAGCAGCTTGCGTGCTTCGACCCACCCTCCGTGGTGGTGAAGGCGGTCAAGGCCGAGTTTGCCGAGACGGTCTCGCCGCAGCAGGTCGAGGCGTACAATCCGGAGCGGCGCGCCGGGCAGGGCTTGAGCGAGCAGTACCGGGAGCTGTTCCAGGCGACCCGCGCGGCCTTCCTGGAGAACGCGGCGTCGATCGGCATCTCGCACCGTGTGACCCGGCTGCGCGCGCTGCAGCGCCTCGCCGAGCGTGCGGAGACGCAGGGGAACATCGCACTCGCGGCCCAGCTCCTGGCGCAGGCCGCGAAGGAGGTCGGTGGCGTCTTCACCAACAAGCGGGAGAACGAGCTGACCGGCAAGGACGGCGCCCCGCTGGTCGACGGCGGGATCACCGTCGCGTTCGTCAGGGCGGCGCCCGTCGATGCGGGTTGAGTTCCCGGAGAAGCTCGACTTCCTGTTCGAGCCGGCCCGCTACAAGGTCGCGTACGGCGGCCGCGGCGGGGCGAAATCCTGGGGGTTCGGCCGGGCGCTCGTGATCCTCGGGGCCCAGCGCAAGCTCCGCGTCCTGTGCGCCCGCGAGTTCCAGAACAGCATCGCGGAATCGGCGCACGCGCTCCTCGTGCAGCAGATCGACCTCCTCGGGCTGTCGCACCTCTACGACACGCAGGAGAAGCGGATCCTCGGGACCAACGGGACCGAGTTCATCTTCAAGGGCCTCCGGCACAACGTCGCCTCGGTGAAGTCGACCGAGGGCGTGGACGTCTGCTGGGTCGAGGAGGCGCGCACCGTCTCGAAGACGTCCTGGGACGTGCTCATCCCGACCATCCGCAAGGAAGGCTCGGAGATCTGGATCAGCTTCAACACGGAGTTGGAGGCGGACGAGACCTACCAGCGGTTCGTGAAGCACCCGCCGACCGGCTGCAAACCGGTCAAGATCGGTTGGGAGGACAATCCGTGGTTCCCCGCCGTGCTCCGGCAGGAGGCGTTGGACCTGAAGGCTCGCGACCCGGTCGCCTACGAGACGGTCTGGGGCGGCCACGTCAAGCAGGTCCTCGACGGCGCGATCTACACGCACGAGATCCTGGCTGCCGCGCGGGAGAAGCGGTTCACCAAGGTCTCGTTCGACCCGTCGAAGCGGGTGCACACGTTCTGGGACCTGGGCCGGGCGGATAAGACGAGCATCTGGTTCGCCCAGATCATCGGCTTCGAGTTCCGGCTGATCGACTTCTACGAGAATCGCGGCTTCGCGCTCCAGCACTACCTCGACGTGCTGGCGGCCCGGACCGCCGAGCAGGGCTACGTCTACGGCGAGCACTGGCTCCCGCACGACGCGCAGAACGAGCTCCTCGCCTCCGAGCGCACGATCGAGCAGCAGATGTGGGCCGCCGGCCACGAGGTGCGGATCACGCCGCGCCTGACCGTGGCGGCCGGCATCGACGCGGCGCGCCAGCTCTTCGCGCGGTGCTGGTTCGATGAGGAGCGGTGTGCGGACGGCCTGCAGTCGCTCCGGAACTACCGCTACGACGTCGATGAGAAGACGCAGGCCTTCTCGAAGAACCCGCTGCACGACGAGGCGAGCCACGCGGCCGACGCCTTCCGCTACTTCGCCGTCGCCATCGCCGAGCCCCGGCCGGACGATCCGCCGGTGAACACCCCGAACGACCGCTACGACCGGCGCCGTCGCCGCGAGCGCACCGAGACCACGTTAGGCACCGGATGGGCGGCATGACCGAGACCGACGCGCCGGCCGACGAGGCCGTCTCGCCCGAGGAGCAGGAGCAGCTCGACCGCGACGCCCTGTTCCGTAAGCTGCGGGCGTGGTTCCGCGCGGACCGGGACGCCTCGTCGACGTGGCGGGCGAACGCGCGCGAGGACTTCGACTTCGTGGCGGGCCACCAGTGGTCGGCCGCCGACGAGGCGGTGCTGAAGGAGCAGGGCCGGCCCCCGATCACGTTCAACCGCGTCCTGCCGGTCATCAAGGCCGTGGCGGGCTCCGAGGTCTCGACCCGCCAGGACATCCAGTACCTGCCGCGCGAGGTCGGCGATGCGGCGCTGAACGAGGTGCTCACCGAGGCGTCCCGCTACCTCGCGGACGAAGCCGACGCGGAGGACGAGGAGAGCGACGCCTTCGTGGACGCCGTGATCTGCGGCGTTGGCGTGATCGAGCAGCGGCTGGACTACGAGATCAACCCGGACGGCGCCTACGTCGAGGACCGGGTCAACCCGATCGAGATGTTCTGGGATCACACCGCGACGAAGCGCGGGCTGTCCGACGCGCGCCGCGTGTTCCGGGCGAAGACGATGGACCGGGCCGAGGCCGAGGGCCTGTTCCCGGATGCCGACGCGTCCGACCTCGATGCGGCCTGGGCCGAGGACCGCGACGGCGGCGAGCCGCACCAACAGCTCCAGCCCGGCGAGCATCGCATGGACCGCCGCGACGCGGCCGACGCCGGCACGGACCGCGTCACCATCGTCGAGGTGCAGTGGTGGGAGCGGAAGAAGGTCGCGATCGTCATCGACCCGCAGACCGGCGAGCCGATGGACATGGACCCCGCGCAGGCGAAGGTGCTGCTGCAGCGCGCCGCCGCGATGGGCATGCCGCCCGTGCAGGTGTTCCACCAGATGAAGCGCGTCTATCGGCGCGCGTTCCTCGGTGCGACCGTGCTGGAGGAGGGCCCGGCCCCGGCCGGTGACCGCTTCTCCTACGCCTTCCTCACGGGCGACCGGGACCAGAACAAGGGCACGTGGTTCGGGATCGTGCGCCCGATGCTCGACCCGCAGCGCTTCGCCAACAAGTGGCTGAGCCAGACCATGGACATGCTCAACCGGCAGTCCAAGGGCGGGCACTTCGCCGAGACCTCGGCGGTGAAGGACGTCCGGCAGTTCGAGGCGTCCGCGGCCAAGCCCGGCGCCACGACCTGGGTGAACCCGGGCGCGCTGCGCTCCGGCGCGATCAAGGAGAAGCCCCTGCCGGTCCTGCCCTCGGGACACTGGCAGATGATGGAGTTCGCGATCGGCTCCATCCGCGATTCCTCGGGCGTGAACCTGGAGCTGCTCGGCCAGCAGCAGAACGACCAGGCCGGGATCCTGGAGTACCACCGCAAGCAGGCGGCGATGAACATCCTCGCCACCGCGTTCAACGCGCTGCGGCGGGCACGGAAGCACATCGGCCGGGTGCGGCTCTACTTCATCCAGCGCTACCTCTCGGATGGCCGCCTCGTGCGGATCACCGGGCCGGCCGGCCAGAAGGTCATCCCGCTCCTGCGCGACCAGACCGCGGGTGACTTCGACGTGATCATCGACGAGGCGCCGTCCTCGCCGAACCAGCAGCAGGTCATGTGGCAGACCTTCGTGTCGGTGCTGCCGATCATCCGCGACATGATCACCCCGCAGGTGCTGCTCGAGGTCCTGCCCTACTCGCCGTTCCCCGACAGCTTCGTCGCGAAGATGCGCGAGCTGCTCGCCAGCCAGCAGAACGACCCGCAGGCGCAGCAGCAGAAGCAGATGGCCATGCAGCAGGCGCTCACGGCGATCGAGGAGACGGCGGCCGGCGCCGACCTGAAGCGCGCGCAAGCCGAGCATCAGCGCTCGCTCAGCACGTACGACAAGGTCGACACGGTCGGGCGCACCCTGGAGATCGCGCACGGCCACCAGCAGGTGACGCAGGGCGCGGCTCCCTCGCCCGAACAGCACCGTCACGCCGCTCCGGCCCCGACGCCCCTCCCCGTGGACCGGGCGCCGTTCGCGATGCTGCCGCCGCCGGCCAGCGCGCCGCCGCAGCCGGGCCCGTCGGCCTACCCGGGCCAGATCGGCCTCTGATCTGCAGGCTCAGCGATGAAGCTCGTCCAGCTCCGGATCTACTCCGGCGATCCCGAGACGCCCGGCGAGGCGGTCTACATCGCCCCGGACAACGTCGGCATGGTCGAGGTCGGGATGGCCGATCCGCCGGCCGCGCAGGTCTGGCTCAAGGTCGGCACCCCGATGCTGCTGGTCGAGGGCTCGGCCGAGACCGTGACCGCCCGGGTGAACACTGGCTTCCAGCCTCAGCCTGCCCATGAGGGCGGCACGGCCCGGGTGTTCGGCAATCCGAAGATGTCCCCGGCGGTCGACTATGCCGAGCTGCTCGATGAGATCGAGCGCTTCGGCGACCACGGCGAGAGCGGCCAGCTCCGCATCCTCGTGAGCCTGCTCCGGGACGCCGTCTTCCACATCCTGACGCGCCTCGGCCCCCCGCGCGCCTGACCCCTTCCGCTCGCCGGCGGCGCACGCCGGCTTTCGTACCCTTCACGTCACGAGGACATCATGGACGACAACGACTTCGCCTCCACGGACAACGCCGAGGGCTTCACCCCCGAGGAACGGGCCGCCTTCGACGCGTACGAGCGCGGCGAGGATGCGCCGTCCAGCGCCGCCGCGGCGCCGGCTCCCGAGGTCGCTCCGGCCGGTGGTGATGTTGCCGCCCCGGGCGCCGCTGCTGCCCCCGCCGCCGAGGTCCCTGGTTCCGAGATCGATCCCGAGTCTCAGGCGCGCGACGAGAAGGGCAAGTTCGTCCCGCACGGCGCATTCCACGAGGAGCGCGAGCGCCGGAAGGCCGTCGAGAAGGAGCTGAACGACCTCCGCGAGAAGTACGCGCGCGGCGACGAGCGTCTGCGCGTCATCACCGAGGCGATGCAGGCCCGCCAGCAGCCCGCCGCGGCCCAGCCCGAGACCCCGGCCGCCCCGCCCAGCCCGGACGAGGATATCTTCGGCTACGCCAAGCACCTCGAGAAGCAGATCGAGGACCTGCGGAACGGTGTGCAGCAGGAGACCGCCCGCCAGCGCCAGGAGCGCGAGGCCGGCGAGGTCGTGCGGGACTACCACACCGATCTGAACCGCTTCGCCCAGTCCGAGCCGACCTTCGCCGACGCCTTCCGACACGTCATGCAGAGCCGCGCGGCCGAGTATGCGGCCCTCGGCGTGCCGCAGGATCAGATCGCGCAGGCTTTGGCGAACGACGAGTTCCAGGTGGCCATGCAGGCGCGGCAGGCCGGCGTCTCGCCCGCCGAGCGCATCTTCCAGATCGCCAAGGCCCGCGGGTTCACCCCGAAGGCTGCCGAGCCCGCGCCCGCCCCCGCGCCGGCCGAGACCGCGGCCCAGAAGGTCGAGCGCGTCGCAGCAGGCCAGGCCGGCCCGGGCAAGTCGCTATCGGCCGCCGGTGGCGCGCCGGCCGGCGAGGTCACCTTCGAGATGCTGGCCGCGATGAGCGAGAAGGACTTCGAGGCCTTCGCGACCAAGAACCCGGAGAAGCTCGCCCGCCTAATGGGCGCTGAAACAGATATTTAGGGCAATCGACAGACAGACAATAATAATCACATCTTGCTGTCGTAGAAGAAGGCAATTGCCGCAATCAAGCTCAGAAACACAAATACAAAATATAGAAAACTGCCGTAGAGGCCCAATGTGTAGTTATTTTCCCACCAAAGTAATGCTCGTCGCACGTACTTGTACAACGGAAAGATAATTATTACTGCCACAAATGCGGCAGCAATTGACAATTTTAGATAATAATCACCAGTCTCGGTGTAATTACCAAGCTCATGCAGCACCACCAACGCGCCAATAAACATAGCTCCTGTCAACCAGTAAACTGACAGATCGTCCCAAACATTTCCAAGCCTCAATAGTGGCAACAGCGCGATGGCGGAGAACGCGAAAGCCAACATTGACGCGACGACAGTTCTAACAACGCCAGAACCGTAGTATATTCCGAAGAAAATAGATAGTAATAATACGAATACTATACATGCGCCATACAAGATTTGTGACAAATTTCGCTCAAGCTCATAGTGGGGCCTGTTTCTGTCAAGGGTTTCGGCCTTAACGGCATTTCGATGCCCGATAAATTTGGTGTAGGTAACCCATGCTGCCGCCAACAAGCCAGTAAGCACAGGATTATTGATTACCCATGGAAAATTATGCTGGAACCAATCATAAAGCATGTTCAAGATGTAGGCCTCCGAAAATCAGCCCCTCACCAATAGCCTGCAAATATTATAGAAAGTTAATACGAGGACAGCTTGAGCATCATTGCCTCCCTGGCGCTATGTCTTTATAGATAATAATGATAATTTTTATCATTCTGCTACTTGGCCTTGTGATCCTTGATCTGTCCTGCTTGACCCGACGGGCGAAACAACGCATATTGCCATTGTCGCGTGACGTGCGGGCCTGAGGCCCCGTCCCGCATCCCACCAGTTTCCGACCGGCCCGCGCGCCGAACTCTGCTGTTCCCAGCGGGGCGCTTTCGCGTGTCCAGTCGTCCGATTGGCCCCCGTCACAGGGCTCGCCCGGCCGCGTCACAGCCTTCGTCCGCGCCACGTCACGGCGCCCGTCCGATCACCGTCCCCAACGGTCACCTGGGGCCCGGCTTCCGTCCGCGCGGCGACGACACGGCCCGCACGCACCCCTCCCCCACGGAATCCAGCCCTTAGAGGCACCTCTCATGTCGTTCACGAATTTCGGCATCGGCGATCCGATGGCCCAGAAGCTGTGGAGCAAGAAGCTCGCAGTGGAGGCCAACAAGTCCATCGACATCGACCCGCTGGTCGGCACCTCCGATGGCTCCATCATCCAGGAGAAGACCGAGACCAAGAAGGGCAACGGCGACCAGGTCACCTTCGGCCTGCGCATGCAGCTCAAGGGCGACGGCTTCACCTCCGACGACGTCGCCGAGGGCAACGGCGAGCAGCTCGGCACCAACTCCGACAAGGTGACGATCGACGAGCTCGGCCACGTCGTCGGCGTGAAGTCGGACAACACCATCGACGCCCAGCGCGTGCCGTTCAACCTGCGTGAGCAGGCCCGCTCCGGCATCGCCGACTGGTTCCAGACCCGCCGCGCGAAGATCTTCTTCGCCCACGTCTGCGGCTACACCCCGGTCAACGCGCTGCCGGGCAAGAATGCCCGGAAGTACAACGGCAACAACCTCGTCACGGCCCCGTCCGCCGGTCGCATCCTGCGCCCGAATGGTCGCGCTGCGGACTCGGCCCTCGTCGCCGGCGACATCTTCACCCTCAGCCTGATCGACCAGGCGGTGGAGCTGGCGAAGACCGGTGGCGCCGCGGGCAAGGTGATGATCCGCCCCGTCGTGGTCGATGGCCAGAAGGTCTACGTGATGTACCTGCACTCCACGCAGGTCACCTCGCTGCGGACCAACACTGCCGCCGGCCAGTGGCTGGACATCCAGAAGGCGGCGATGGCCGGCATGCAGTCGAGCAAGAGCCCGATCTTCTCGGGCGCGCTCGGCATGTACAACGGCGTCGTGCTCCGCGAGGCGCAGGACGTCACGCAGGGCGTCTCGGACAACGGCAACGCCGCGGTGGCCAACACCCGCCGCGCCGTCCTCCTCGGCGCCCAGGCCGCGACCGTCGCCTACGGCAAGGCCGGCGGTGACGAGCGCTACCGCTGGAACGAGGAGCTGTACGACCACAAGCGGAACCTCGAGGTCTCCGCCTGGGCGATCTGGGGCCTGAAGAAGACGACGTTCAACGGCGACGACTTCGGCGTCATCACCGTCCCGACCTACGCCGCGCCCGCCGGCTAAGCCCCCGCCGATTCAGCCTGATGGCTGACCCGGGCCGGGGCCTCGCGCTCCGGCCCGCTCTCGTCTTCCCCGCCTTTCCCCGATCCGTCTGAACAGGAGGTCCTCGTGGCCACCAATGTCCCCCCCGCGTCACCGTCGGTGCGCGAGTATCGCCGGCAGGAGTCGCAGTACGTCCGCCTGACCGTCTCCTACCTGAATGGCGCCTTCGTCCTCCCGGCCTCGCTGCCGGCCGGCGCGCTGATCACCTCGCTCCTGGTGCTCGTCGAGACCGCGTTCTCGGCCGGCGCCACGATGGTGCTCGGCTCGGCCCCGGGCGGCAACGACCTCGCGGCCTCCGGCGACACCGCCGTGACCGCGGCGGGCGTGAAGCGCATCGACACGGCCACCCTCAAGGGCCGGCTCGCCGCCGATACGCCGATCTACGGCACGATCGCGGGCGCCCCGGCCGCGGGCGTGGCCACCATCGTGCTGCACTACGCCCCGAACAACGACGGCTGATGCACGCCGCGCTCTGGGTGCTGCATGCGGGCGCTCACGCGCTCGCCGACGCGCCCCTACCGGCCCCGGCCCCCGCGCCGGAGCCGGCCCCTCCTTCCCCGCCTGTCCGCCAGCCCGAGCCCGCGCCCGCCGCGCCTCGGAAGCCCGCGCGCCGACCGAAGGGCCGCCGATGATCCCGTCCCGGTTCGGGCGCCTCCTCGGCGCCGCCCTGCTGCTCGTGCCGTCGATGGCGCTCGGGCAGTCGATGATCCAGCAGCCGAACACCGGCGTGTCGGGCTCGAAAGCGGAGCCGCTGCCGAACGCACTGATCAAGCTCTACCAGAACGACGTCGGCCTGGATTCCCGGCTCTCGACGGTCGAGGGCACGCTGAACCGGGTGGTCGGCACGGTCGGGAGCTTCGGGAACGCGGCCTCGAAGAACGTCGGCGTGACGGTCGGCACCGTGGCCGATGGCGGCGCGCTCACGGCTGAGACGAACCGGGCGCTCGCCGCGGAGGGCGCCAACACCACCGCGATCACGGGCGAGGTCACTCGGGCCAAGGCGGCCGAGGCCGCGCTGCAGGCGGCGATCGGCGCCGCCACGAACGCCTATGCGGTGAACTACACCGCGCAGAGCCTGACCAGCGCCCAGCAGCTCCAGGCCCGCCAGAACATCGGCGCAGCGGCGTCCGGTGACACGCTCGTCCTCGGTACCGGCTCGACCGCGACCACGCCGTCGGCCGGCGACAACACCACCAAGGTGGCCACGACCGCCTTCTCGACCGGGGCGCTCGCGAGCTACGCCAGCACGGTCGCGTCGACCTACCTGACGCAGAGCGGGGCGGCCTCGACCTATGCGCCGCTCGCCTCGCCGGCCCTGACGGGCACGCCCACGGTCCCCACCGCCGCGGCCAGCACGAACAACACGCAGGCTGCGAGCACGGCTTACGCGGATCGGGCGGCGACCACCGCAGCGACCACCGCGGCCGCTGCGTCCGTGCCGAACGTGGCCATCTTCAGCGGCCTCACGATCAAGCCGGGGGCCAGCGCCGGATCGCAGATATCGGTCGTCGCCACATCTGCCGTCCTGCGGGGCGCGAGCGCCGGCCTGTCGGTCCAGAACGTCTCGGTCACGATCTCGACGGGCTTGAATGGCGCGGGCGGCCTCGACAAGGGGTCGACGGCGGCGAACACGTGGTATGCGCTGTTCATCATCGCGAAGCCGGATGGCACCAAGGCGGGCCTGTACTCGCTCTCGGCTACGGCGCCGACGCTCCCCTCTGGTTACGCCTACGCGTCTCGCGCGGGCTGGATCCGGACGGACGGTTCCGCCACCTTCGTCCCGATCGTCCAGAGCGGCCGGCAGGCGCGCTACAAGATCGACGGCGGCCACGTCTATCCCGTGGTCTCGGGCGCGAACGGCGATGTGGTCACACCGACCTGGGTGGCGGTCCCGATCTCCGGGTTCGCGCCCTCGACGGCTGTGGGCGGCCTGTTCGCGACCTACGCCACGTCCGGCAGCAGCAACGTCGCCACGCTCGCGCCCAACGCCTCCTACGGCAGCTACAACCAGGGCCAGTCCTCGGGGGCGCCCCCGCCGCCGATCAACAGCTCGAACGGGGTCAACAGTGCCAGCGGCTCCTCGGGGCAGCAGACGATGCACTTCGAGGGCACCAGCGTCTACGCGGCGATCCAGGCGAATGCCGCGGTCGTCTGCCTGGGCTGGGAGGACGGCCTATGACCAGCGGCCCCCTCTTCCCGGACTCCACCGCGCAGGTGAAGTCGGCCTTCGCGGCGACGGTCGACAACCCACTGATCCTCGCGGACGGCACCTCGACCGACGACGGCTCGCCCACCCTCGGGCGCATGGTCAACCAGATCATGGACGAGCTGGACCGGCCCGACTTGGAGGGCCCGATCCGCAACGCGATCCGCGGCGCGATCGGCTTCTGGCAGCGGGAGCGGTTCGCGTTTAACGACGGCGTCCTGACCTTCCAGACCGTACCTGGGCAGGCCGGCTACGGCGGCGCGGACCTCGCCGGGCTGAACGTCATGCTGGCGATCGACAGCGCCATCGCGTTCGATGCGAGCGGCACCTCGTGGACTCTGCGCAGCGTGCCGATGTCCGACGTCGAGGGTGTGGGCGACCAGGCCGAGACCGGGCAGCCCTGCTACTTCGCCAAGTTCACCGAGGGCTACCGCCTCTTCCCGATCCCGGACGGCGTCTACACGGTCCGCTTCACCGGCCACGTCCGGCTCGGCGCGCCGGCGACCGACGCGGACACCAACGCCTGGGTCGACGAGGCCTATGACCTGATCGCCTCCTACGCGAAGCGCTACCTCGCGCTGCACCGCCTGAAGGACACCGCGCTGAAGGCCGCGATGGACGTCGCGGTCGGGGAGGCCTCGTCCTCCCTGAAGGGGCTCGCCACCACCATGGCCGGCACCGGCGTCGTGCGGGCCTACGACCTGTGAGCCGGATGGCCTTCGGCGCCTGGGCGCCCGACATCGCCTCGAACGATGCCGCGGCCGCCGCGGTGGCGCGCAACGTCTTCCCGCGCCCGGACGGCTACGGCCCGGTGCCGTCGCCGAACCCGGTCTCGCAGCCGCTGCCGAACGCCTGCCGCGGCTCGGTCTCAGTCCAGACGCCGAACGGGTCGTGGGTGTTCTTCGCCGGGACCACGAACAAGCTCTACCGGCTGAACCCCGCGACCAACGCCTGGGACGATGTCTCCGGGCCGTCGGCCTACCTCGTGCCGGAGGGCGACCACTGGTCGTTCGCGCTCTACGGCACGCGCCTGTTCGCCGTGCACCTCGGCGCGCCGCCGCAGGTGATCGACGTCGTCACGGGCGTCGCCTTCGCCGACCTCGTCGCCGCGGATCCGGCCAACCAGCCGCCGAAGGCCCGCTTCGTCGCGGTGGTGTCCGAGTTCCTGTTCCTGGGCGGCCTGCTGGCCGACCCGACCATGATCCAGTGGTCGGGCATCGGCGATCCGACCTACTGGACCCCGGGCGTGCACAGCTCGGACGTTCAGGTCCTGCCGGATGGCGGGCACGTCACCGGCCTCGTGGCGGTCGAGACGAGCGTCATCGTGTTCCAGGATCGCGCGATCCAGCAGATGACCTTCGCGCCGGGCACGGCCGTCATCTTCCAGCGCTCGAAGGTCGAGGACGACCGCGGCGCCGTGGCGCCCTGGGCCATCGTGAAGGTCGGGGGCAGCATCTTCTATCGCGACCGGGACGGAATCTACGCCTTCACGGCCGGCGCCTCGTCGCCGATCGGCAAGAATCGCGTGAACGCCTGGGTGCAGGCCCAGCAGGATCCGACCTACGCGCACACCGCCATCGCGGTGGCGGACCCGACCGGCAACCGCGTGCTGTTCGCGGTGAAGAGCCGGGAGGTGTCCGACCCGACGCTGCTCGACCTTTGCATCGTCTACGACTTCACGCAGGACCGGTGGACCCAGCTCGACCTCACACTCCGGCACTGGATGCGGGCCGAGACGGCGCCGATCAGCATCGACAGCATCGCCGAGGACATCGACGCCGGCACCGCGCCCTATGACTTCGCGGGCGGCCTCTCCCTGGATTCCGCGCTGTTCTCGGGCGGCATCCCGCTCGTCGGGGTCTGGGGCATCGACAACAAGCTCGCCCTGCTCGAGGGGCCGAGCATGGAGGCGGTGATCGGCACGGCCGACGCGCAACTCTCGCGCCCGCGCCGGACCTACGCGCGCGGCGTCCGGGTCGATACCGACGCGGACCGGTGGTTCGCCCGGGTCGGCACCCGGGAGAGCCTCGCGATCTCGGTCCCGGTGCGCTGGCGCGGGGAGAGCCCGCCGAACGCGCAGCGGTTCGCGCCCTGCCACGCCTCGGGCCGGTACCACCGCGTCGAGGTGCGGATCCCGGCCGGCGATCCCTGGACCTACGCGACGGGCGTCGAGCCCGATGGCGAGCCGGAGGGCTCACGGTGATCATCCCCGTCCGCGGCCGCGCGCTCACCGCGCAGAACCTCGACGCTCACGGCGACGCGGTGCGCGACCTCGCCACCGGCGGCACGAACGCGGGCGGCGACCTGATCCTGGCGGCGAGCGCCACCACCACCACCGTCCAGGATCCGCTCTGCACGGCCGACACCATGGTGATGTTGAGCCCGCGCAGCGCCACCGCGGCGGCGGCGCTGGCGTGGGTGCAGTCGACGGCCAAGGGCTCGTTCGTGCTCGGCCACGACAGCTCGGCCGCGACCGACCGCGCCTTTCATTACGAGCTTCGACGCCGGTGATCCTCACGCCCGTGCCCGCCGACCAGGTCGATGCGATCTGGCCGGTGGCGGAGCCATGGCTGGCGCGCGTCTGCGCCCGCCAGGAATCCGACCTGACGCTCGACGGCCTGCGGGCGATCTGCCGGGCCGGCCAGGGCCAGCTCGTGCTCATCGGCCCCGCGGGCGGCCCGCCGGTCGCGGCCGGCGTCACGCAGGTCCGCGAGCATGCCGACCAGACCCGGTCGTGTTGGATCCTCGCCGTCGGCGGGGGCGGCGCCCGGGCGTGGCGGCACACGCTGCGCCTGATCGAGGCCGGCGCCCGCCGCATCGGCTGCGCCACCGTCGAGTTCGCAGGCCGGTCCGGCTGGGCCGGGCTGCTGCCGGACTACGCGTCCCACACCCATTTCCGGAAGGCGCTCTGATGGGCTCGTCCACGCAGACCTCGACCGAGCAGCAGCACTCGGTCACGCAGCCGTGGGCGCCCGCGGTCCCCGGCCTCCAGCAGGCCGTGACCGATGCGACCTCGCTCTATTCGAAGGGCATCGGCACCGGCGTCTGGTCGGGCCCGCGCGTCGCTCAGCTCGGCGACGATGCCCTGACCGGCCTCCAGTCGATCCGCGACCAAGCCGCGGCCGACAACGCGGGTGCGCTCGGGACGAGCTACCTGCAGGGCGTGCTCGGCGCGAATGGCAGCGTCTCATACAACGGCCCCTCGCTGAACGCCGACGGGCTGTCGTCCGGCACGATGGGCGCGCTCTCGAACCTGTCCGGCGTGAAGGGCGTGGACCTGTCCGGGCTGAAGAGCCTCTCGACCAGCCTCGCGGATCCGAACAGCGGCGTGAACCGCACCGCCTCCGACTTCATGTCGGGGGCTCGGGACATCACCACGATCCCGCAGCTCGACCAGCTCTTCGCGAAGTCGCAGGCGCCCTCCTCGGCCGAGACGAACCTGTCGGGGATCGCGGCCGGCGACAGCCTCGACCCGACCAAGAACGCGATCTTCCAGAACTTGGTGAAGACCTCGTCCGACAACGCGCTCCAGGCCCAGAAGGAGGCCTTCGCGGCGTCCGGCCGGTACGGCTCGGGCGCGTTCGCCGGGGCGGCCACCAAGGCGGTGAACGACACGCAGAGCCAGCTCTACGCCTCGCAGTACAACACCGAGGCGCAGCGCCAGCTCGCGGCCAACTCGCAGATCGACGCCGCGCGGCAGGCCGCCTCGCAACTCGGCCTCGGGATCACGAGCGCCAAGAGCGGCGTCGAGAGCACGAACAACCAGCAGCGCCTCGCCGGTGCCGGTGTCGCGCAGGCGCAGACGGCCCAGCAGGCGGGGGTGCTCGGGCAGATCCTGGGCGGCGATCAGTTCAACTCGAACCTCGACTATCAGAAGGCGGTCCAGGCGCTCGGCACGTACCGGCAGGGCACCTCGGACGCGATGTCGAACGAGCAGAACCGGGTCTCGACCGCGCTCCAGAGCCAGGGCCAGGGCCTCCAGGCCGCGGGCATGCTGCCGAGCCTCGACGCGCTTCGGTACACGCCCGCGCAGCAGCAGCTCGCCGTCGGCTCCGTCCTCCAGGGCCAGGACCAGTCGAACATCGACGCCGCGATGCAGGCCTACCAGGAGCAGCAGGACATGCCCTGGTCGAACCTCAACCGCTACGCCGGCCTCATGGGCGGCATGGCGGGCCTGGGCGGCACGACGGATTCGACTGGCCGCACGCAGACCCGGACGAGCCAGAGCTTGGGCTCGACGCTCATCGGCGGCCTCAGCAGCGGCCTGGGGCTCCTCGGGATGACGGGCGCCTTCGGGCCGGTCGGCGCCGCCGCCGGCGGGATCGGCGGGATGAGCGGCGCGAGCAGCGCGGGCGGGTATCTGACGCCGTACCTACGCAGCGCCGCCTCTTCGATCTTCGGGAGGTAGGTCATGGCCTTCGGCTTCAGCATCCCGGCGATGGGCTCGCAGGATCAGGCGTTCGGCCTGACCCCCGACATGCTCGCGGCGATCACCCAGATGGCGGCCGGGGGCGCCGCGGCGCCGGCTCCGGCTCAGCCTGCCGCCGCCGCGTCGGTGGCCCAGCCCGCACCCGCGCAGCAGCCGGCGCCGATGGCCATGAGCCTGTCGCCGAGCCCGCCCGAGGCGACACGGCAGCCGGCCGCCGCGCAGGCATCGTCGGCGCAGATTGGCGTCAGCCCATCGCTCGTAGACCGGATCGTTGGCGCGGAGTCGGGCGGGAACGCCACCGCGAAGAACCCGAACTCATCTGCGACGGGCGCGGGCCAGTTCATCTCGGGCACATGGCTCGACATGATGAAGCGGTACCGGCCCGACCTCGCCGGCAGCCTGCCGAGAGAACAGCTCCTCTCCCTGCGCAACGACCCCGCGCTGTCGCGTGAGATGGTCAACCACTACGCCGAGGAGAACGGCGCGAAGCTCCGTGCGGCCGGCCTGCCCGACAACGATGGCACCCGCTACCTCTCCCACTTCGCCGGGTCCGGCGGGGCTCGCTCCGTCCTCTCGGCCGACCCATCCACACCGGTCAGCCAAGTGCTTGAGGCCAGCCAAGTCGCGGCCAACCCTTTCCTCCGGAACATGACCGCCGGCCAGTTGGCGGACTGGGCGGCGGGGAAGGTCAGCGGCTCGGCGCCGAAGATGACGATGCCGGGTGGCTCCAGCCGTCCGGCGGCGTTCGGCCTGTCCGGTCCGACGCAGTCCGGCGGCGCGGGCACGGTGCTGCCGGCCGGCGGCGGTGACATGTCGACGCCGAACCCCATGGCGACGGCTGATCCGAGCGCGACCGCGATAGGGGCGCCCGGCATGGCCGGCGCAGATGGCGGCCAGGGCGGCGGGTCCGGCAAGGGCGGCCAGAAGCAATCCGGCGGCGCGTCACCGATGCAGTTCCGCACGGTTAGGCCGAAGCCCTTCGGCTTCATGTCGCCCATGCAGTTCGCCGGGCAGCGGACCGGACAGTAACCCGACACGAAAGGCGCTCCATGTCCGCTGGCCTCACCACCGACGCCTCGTCCCTGCTGGACGGCCTCTCCCCGGATCTGCTCGCGCGGCTCCTTCAGGCGCAGCCGCCGCAGGCCGCCCCTTCGGTCGATAGCCTCCTGTTCGATCGCAGCACTCTCGGCGCGCCCGACAACGCGTTCTCGGGCAACTCGGGAACGATCGTCTCGGCTCAGCCGCAGCAGGCGGCCGCGCCGGCGACGGCCGTGCCGTCCATGCTCGGCGCCGAGCCGCCCGTGATGCCGCAGATGCAGGCGGCTCCAACGAACGTGCCGTTGGAGACTGGGGCGATCCAGAAGCCGCAGACAGCCCCACCGCCGAGCGGCGGCGAGGAGATCGCCGCGCCGACGGCGCCTGCGCGCGCCTCCGATCTGTCGGCGCTTCGTCCCGGCATGTCGCCGGTCAGCGGCTTTGACCCTTTGACGGGCCAGCCGGTGTCGGGCTCGCCGCAGCCCGTCTCGGCCGCCCCTTCGTCGACACCGACCGCCGACAACTCTCCGGGCTTTCTGAGCCGCCTCAGCGACCCCCGCGTCTACAACACGCTTCTCGGCGTCGGCTCGGGCATCCTCTCCGGCAAGAACTTCGCGGAGGGGCTCGGCCAGGGCGTCCAGAACGCGGCTGCCCTCAATGCGCACCAGGGCGCGAACGACCTTGCGCAGGCGAAGTCACGCATGGAGCAGTACAAGCTTCAGCGCGAACTCGCCGGGCAGAACCAGACGGCCAAGATCATCTCGCAGAAGATGGGCATCCCCCTGGAGGACGCGACCGCGTTGGCGATGAACCCCACCTACGTGCAGGGCTTCCTCTCCTCGCAATTCGGCGCGCAGGATGGCCGGGTGCGGAACGCGGACGGCACGATGTCGGTAGTGCCGGGCAGCCAGCAGGATCCGACGCAGGTGGCAGCCGTCGCGACCGCCCAGCGTCCGACGCCGGAGCAGACCAAGGCAACCGCACAGGCGCAGGCCGAGGGCACAGACGCCGGCACGCCGAAGGAGCCTGATATCCTCAGCCCCGGGCAGGTCATGCTCGACCCAGACACGCATCAGCCGGTTGCGGCGGTGCCGAAGGAGGTGGAGGCGACGGCTGATATTAAGAATTGGCAAGAAGCCAAGCGCAGCAGCGGGTACGCCGGCTCGCTTCAGGACTGGATCAACGAACGCGCGCAGGCCGGCCGGAACCAGACGACGATCAACATGCCCCCGCAAGAGCTGGCGCGGGACAAGAAGGTCGGCGACGCGATCGGCACGGACCTCGCCGATTACATCGGTGCGGCCCGGCCGGCGCGGGATAAGATGGCCGCGCTCAACATCCTGGAGGATGCCTGGAAGGCCGGCGGCGACAAGATCACCACCGGCCCGATGGCGGATCGCGTGCTCGGCCTCAAGCAGTTCGCCCGCGGATCGCTCGGCCTCAACATCGGCGATGACATCGCGCCGTCCGAGCTCATCTCGAAGATCGGGACGCAGCTTGCCACGGCCGACGCCAAGTCACTCACGGCCCGTCCGACGCAGTTCGACTTCGCGACGTACCTGCGCAACAACCCGGGCCTGACGCTCACCCCGGAGGGCAATGCGGCGCTGATCAATATCAAGAAGCAGCAGGCCCAGCATGAACTCGACCTCGCCGCGCTCGCGCGCCGGAAGGAGAACTGGGAGAACTGGGACGATGTGATCGCGGACTATGACCGCAAGCACCCGATCAACAGCCCGCTCACAGGTCGGCCGCTCGGTGCCTCCAGCGTCGAGTTCCCAGGCTCGCAGGGCGGTGGCGGCCAGGGTGGCCAGCCCAGGCAGGACGCTTCGGCCCAGCCGCCGCAGGGGGCGCCTGCTGGGGCGCGGCAGGCCGGCGACGGCAACTGGTACGTCGCGGACCCGAACCGCCCCGGGAAGTATCTGAAGGTGCAGTGATGGTGGATCTCGTCCCTGTCGACTTCGATCCCTTCGCCGGCCAGGGCCAGCAGGCGTCGGCCGGCACGAAGCTCATCCCCGTCGACCACGACCCCTTCGCGGACGAGCCGTCGCTCGCCGCGAAGGCCGGCGCCGTCGCGAAGGACATGGCGCGCTCAGCCGAGGCGGGCGTGGATGCCGGCGTGGCGGGTTTGGTCGGGGCGCCGAATGCGCTGCTGGCACTCGGCGACAAGCTTCTCAGCTACCCAGCGAAAGCTATCGTGCGGGCCACGGGGTTCACGCCTGCCAGCGATTTGCCGGGCGGGGATACCCGTCCCTCGATCGCGGACGGCTTTGTCTCCCCGGCGACGGTCGCCAAGTCGATGGAGGCCGCGACCGGCCCCGCCTACAAGCCTGAGACCACAGCCGGCGAATGGGCACACACGGTCGGCGAGTTCGCGCCGAACGCCGCGATGGGCGGTGGCACGCTGGCGCAGCGTGTCGGACAGGTTGTCGTGCCGGCCCTCGCCTCCGAGGGCGTCGGCCGCGCGGTTCGGACCATCGCGCCGGAACTGGAAGGGCCGGCCCGGCTCATCGGGGCGCTGGCCGGCGGCGTGGGCGCGGCGGTGGCGCAGGCTCCGCGCGGCGCATCCGCCGTCATGCGCGACGGGCTGGAGGGGATCTCGCCCGAACACCTTGAGCGCGCGCAGGCCGTGATGCAGGCGGCGCGCGATCTTCCCGGCGGCGGTGTCCCGCTGTCCCTGGACGAGGCGCTGAACCAAGTCACGGGCGGCCAGGCCACGCGCGCCTCGCAACTCGCCCACACCGTCGCGACGGGCGGCGGCGAGGGCCAGCGCATCGCCACCGAGTTCTACGCCGCGCGCCCCGGGCAGGTGGATGCTGCCGGCCGTGCCGCGTTCCAGGGCATGGCCGATGCGCCGGCCGCGCCCTCGGCGCTCGGCGCATCGGTGCAGGATGCCGCCCGCACGGCCGTCGCCGAGACCCCGCAGGGCATGGCGCTCGCCGAGGCGCGGCAGGCCGCCGGCCCGCGCGTCACGCCGGAGCAGGCCGGGAACGTGATCCAGCCCGCGCTCCGCGAGGCGTTCGACCGCCGCGAGGGCATGCGGGCCGCGCTGGCCGAGCAGGATTACCGCGCGGCCGAGCGCGCGCCGGAGAGCGTCGGCATCGAGCGCACCGTGCCGGTGGAGCGGCCGGGCGAGCCGATCATCACCCAGCAGCAGTACAGCCGCCCGCAGTTCACGGATCAGGCGCCGGCCCCGCTCGGCCCGCCGCCCGGTCGCGGCGACGGCACCCCCGCCGAGGCCGGCCCCGAGAGCCTCGCGCGGTTCGTCGCCCGCAACGGCGGACTGCGCCTCGACGGCGACGTGGCGGCCACGGACCTCCACCGGTTCAACATCCCTGGCGTCGGGAACGTCGCGCGCCAGAATGGTAAGGGCATCGACGACTTCTGGCGCGAGCGGCTGATCGAGGAGGGGTACTTCCGGCCCGATGCCGACGGCGGCATGGCGCGGGACATCTCTTCCGAGCTGCTGCGGAAGCTCCAGAACGAGCAGCGCGGCGCGCCCTCGTACCCGCTCGGCTCGCAGCGGCAGGTCGCCGGCCCGACCTCCGGGCAACTTGGCGACGAGTATGCGGCGGCGCTCTCGCACGCCGAGACCCGCCTGGACGCCGACCTCGGCAAGGCCGGCATCGACCCGAAGAGCATCCATCCGGACATCCGCTCCCGGGCCCTCGGCGCCATGATGCGCGGCGAGACCGCCGAGCCGCTCGACGCGCTGGAGCGGACCATCGGAGCCCTCCGCGAGCCGCCCGCCCCGTTCGTGAAGTCAACCACGGTGCAGGAGCAGATCCCGGATGTGCGGTTCGGCCAGGCCAACCCGCAACCGGTGCTCGACCACATCGAGGAGGCGATGCGCTCGGCCAAGGGGCCGGCGGCGGTGGCGCTCCAGCAGGCCCGGCGCACCCTGTACGAGCCGGACGGCAAGACGCTCGACCTCACGGTGGCCGGCCTGCATGGCGCCCGGCAGGCGATGTCCGACCTGATCGACAAGGCGCCGGCCCAGACCCAGCGCATGCTCCTCGGGGTTCGTGACCGCCTCGACCGCACCCTGTCGGCGGTGCCGGAATACGAAGCGGCCCGGTCCGGGTTCGAGGCGGCCTCGCGCAACCTCGACCCGTTCGCGTCCGGCTCGGCCCCGGGCCGGATCGTGGCGCAGGATCAGACGAGCGGGCGGTTCTCGATGCCGGCCGAGCAGGTGCCCGGCGCGATCGCCGAGGGTCCGAGCGCGGCGCGCGACTTCGCCTCCGTCGCGAGCCCCGAGGCGCGGCGCGCGTTCGAAGGTCAACTCACCACCCGCCTGCTCGACGGCGCGACCGATGCGACCACGGGCGTGCTCGACGGCGGCAAGCTCCGTGGCGCGCTCCGTCAGCACGCGGATCTCCTCGACCAAGTGCCGGCCGTGCGCGACCGCATCGCCGGCATCGCGACGGCGCGCGAAGGCATGGCGGCGGTTGAGCGCTCCCCGCTCGGGCACCTCGCCGAGGGCCATCCCGATCTGAAACGCGCGATCGGCGTGCTGTTCGATCGCGACCCGCTGGCCGGCGGTGAGCGCGAGATCGGCGCGGCGATGGGCGCGCTGGCGAAGGCCGACCCGCAGTCCGCGCGCCAACTCGCCCGCATCCACCTGGAGACCGTGTTCAACGACGCCGTGGCCGAGAAGCGCGGCCTGCCGGCGCAGTACGGCGGGGCCGGGTTCGCGTCGGCCGTGGCGGGGAATCCGCAGCAGGCCAAGAACCTCGAAGCGTCGATCCGGGCGCTGCCCGACGGCGACGTGCTCTGGGGCAGCCTCGACCGGTTCCTGACTACGCTCAAGGCGACCGGCTACAAACCGCAGGCGGGCGGCGACGCGACCTTCAACGCCCGCGTCGGTGAACAGCTCTCCGGTGGGAAGGGGGTCGGCCCGGCCATCGCGGGAGTCCTCGCCAACGCGGCGGCCGGCGCGGGCGCGGCGGGAATGGGCGGCGCCCTGGCGGGCGGCGTGCTCGGCGCCAAGAAGGCGGCGGCCGATGCCTTCTCCCGGTATCAGGCCGCCCGCAACGGCGAAGCTGTGGCCAGGATGCTGTTCGACCCGAAGGCCCTGCCGGATCTGCGCGCTCTGGCGAAGTCGGCGCCGGGGAGCAAGAACGCCCTCGGCTTCACCCATCGCCTGCTGGCGCTATCGGGGTCCGCCGCGGCGCCGCGCGAGCGTCGCTGAGGCGAGATCCCATAGACGGGTGAGCGCGACCGTAGCCATGCCGACGAGAGCAGCGAACAGCAGGAGGGTGATCGGATACGCCTGCCAAGGCACCGGCCCCTTGTCCGCATACGGGCTGGCGAAGGTCAGCCACATCCCGCCGCCAACCACCGCAACCTGCGCTGCGGTGATTGCCGCGTGCCGCCACCCCCATCGGTGCGGCAGCACCCGAAGCAGCGGCTTCGGCGGTGCGGGCGGCAATGCAGGATGGTCAGGGTGCGAGCGGCGTAGCCATGCGTACCGCTCGTCGCCCCGGCCGGCCCGGTAGGCGTGCGCGTCGCGCAGGTACATGCTCGCGGCCCACGCCGCGAGGCTGCCAACGAGCACGATGGCGAGGAGGGTGCCGGGATCTGGCATCGTTGCACCATGCCAGCGCCATGGGCGCCCTTGCAAGGCTCGGCAATTACGCCACTATGCTTCTTCCGGCTTGGCACTGCGCGGCGCGGTAGCGCGCGGCATGGTGGGGCTTGGCCAGGTATGGACCCCCTCGGGGTATGGGCGGCCTTCGGGCCGCCCTTTCATCATTATGTCGTAGTGTTGTCGCCCTCTTCAGCTTCGCCGAAGTTGCGAACCATGCATATTCCTGCGCCAGGTTCCGACTTTAGCTCGGCGACTCGCCCGCGCAGATCGTCGATTGGAACAATCTCAAGATCTTGTAGCGAGAGGTCCTCTGCTGAAATCGAATGCATTTCGGAGCTACTATCAAAGATGAACGTAGCGCTCGCAATAGCCAATACTGCTTGATTGTCGAGAACTATAGTATCGATAAACCTTCCATATTCGCGCTCAGGCAAGCCTTCTGGTAAATGTGCTGCGAGGCCCATTTTGACTGATAGCGCATCATCACCGCGTATTAGCGCGGCGCATACACGTGCGCTCTCCACATTTCGAACGATCGCGGCATGTCCATAAATCGCCGCTGCAGCGCCAGATGCGCTCGACAAAACGAGATTGATATCATCAATAATATTAAGCGATATAACGCACTCTTCTTCGGTGATGGTGTCAATTTTCTTGGTCAAATTCAATGTTTGCTTTTTCAGGCGCTTTGGATGCAGCTCGATTTGGCAGCCCTCCTTAGTCATTTCCTTGACAAAACTATACCAATTCTTCCATTGAGATGAATCAAGTTTCGGATTTTCGGGAGTTATGTCAACCGACTTAAACGCAAGTCTTTCATCGGTTAGAATGAATTTAAATAGTTCAGAGCTTATAACAATTTTTCTAGCTTTCTTGTTGTCGCTTAAACCAGGTGCCATCAAAATTGTACCAGAGAATGTCGCAGCAACGGCAAATCTATTGCGTCGGACAATGATCGAGCAGGTGTCGGCCGGCGATGGGGTGAATGAAATTTTTCCTTCGGTGGGGAAATCTTTAGTTTGAATGGCAATGCCAAAGCGGGTCTCTTTGTTTACCGCGGAACTGAAAGGCAAGTCGCTTTTGAGCCCGAGCAATGCGTCGGTGAACTCTTCTTCGTTTTGAACGGAAAGTCTGAAATCGAGGGTGTGCCGCAGCGGCTCGTACCCGAGTTCAGCAAGCTGACGCGTCTTTTCTGCTTGATAAGCGTTAAGATCTGGCCCGATCGCCTCTTCCACGGCTGCGCGCAGAGCCTTCCCATCCGCACCTATCGGCGCGCCGATGATGGTGGCGGACATATAAATATACTCATTATTGATTTTCTTTTTTCCCGCCTGCTGAAGTTCTCGGAGTTTTCTGAGAACGGCAACAAGATTGTCGCCGATGATGTGAGCTAGAAAAACTTCGCTCGGCAGCTGATCGTGATTAAACTTAGTTATATATACGAATGACGGCTTGGGATCCTTAGCAAGACGCTCAATTGACGTCATTCGAAACTTAATTTGATTGTTATCGTGCCACATAGATTTCAGCTGAAAATGAGCAGAAATGGGATTTTCTCTCTTGTCTAATTCAGCTTCGCTCTGATGGTTGATGGGCCACTCAACAATAAAATCCCATCCTGATCGATCTCGGTGAGCCGTATTAGCGATGAGTTCTGCGCCGGCGCAGATTGTTGCGAAGCGCCCCTCTCCGACCGCCCCAAGAGCATCGCTGTTGATTGGGCGGCCTTCATCTTGATCGCCATCATCTTTACCGCTCAAAGCTTCGCCTCCGTCTGCTATACGTTTTTCTTCTACCGTTTTATTTAGAAAATGTGCCGGCGACGCGCTTCGACTTGCGCATGTACGGGATCCAGATCAGTGCGGCGCCGATCGCCCTACCCATCGAGCGCCCGGTCTCCTGATCGATCGCGACGCCGAACAGCGCTTGCGCCAGTAGCGCGTCGGCCGTGACCAGGGCCGCGGTGGCCGCGAGCGCGGCGATGTAGACCTTGGGGTAGCGACGGTCCCGCTGCACCATCAGGACGAGCGCCCACGCGCTGAGCGCTATCATCGCGCAGTTCAGCGCGATCTCGCCGTACACGAACAGGAAGACGGGGTGGCTGCGGTCCTTCGCCTGCGTCACCACCTCGACGAGGTCGATCGCGGCCTTGGCGGGGAAGAACGGGGCGACGATGGTCCCGAACGCAGGCAGGAGCAGCCACCCGCGGAAGCCGGTCGGTGGGGCGCGCTTGACCCATCGCGGCCCCTCGACAGCGACGGGCGCGAGCACCGGGTTGGCGGCGGCGCCCAGGCTGGCCGGGGTCGGCTCGACTTCGGGTTCGCCCATGAACCCCCGGACCGCCCAGCCGACTGACCAGCACGTCGCGTAGAGAGCGCCGGCCGCGGCGAGCGCCACCCCTCCGACCGCCGCCAGAGTGCTGCGATCACCAGCCCCGGCCGCCCCGGCGATGAGGAGGCCAGCTCCTATTGCCGCGACGGGCACGGCGAGGATGAGTCCGACGCGGTGGAATCCGACGGCGATACGAGAGCGGTTCATGGCAGTTGTCCTTGTTCGAACAACCTACGCGAGTGTGGATGAGGCGCTATTGCACGCCCGCCACAGTCTCGCCGCATTACGTGTCCGTCCGGGGGCCACCGGGCAGTGCGACACGTGACAACACGAAGATTCAAGACGCTAGCTATCGCCTTGCGGTGCCAAGTCCTGGAGAAATATCAGTTCGCTCGTTCATCAAACGAGTCGCCTCGAAAAAAGTTATATCATAAGGCGGCGCATACTCTGCCTCGCGGACAAACTCACCTGACGCTTTCAGAAGATAGCTATGCAGTCTCCTGAGAGCGGCCCCATCACTCTGCGCGAAGCCTTCCACTAGAATTGGAAAACTATCAGCATTATGACCCTGACTAGATAAAACATCGCGTATCAGATGCATATTTCGCCAGCATGTAAGTGTTGGACTATTTTCTATGACCTTCATAACACCAAGCAAATTTGGGTCGATTGTTGACTGATAACGCTGTATTATTATATCGATACCAGAGGTTATTTCTATAGATGTTGACTGAAGTCTACGCCACCAAGGTGTAACGGGAAGCTGTCCACTGCTTGCACTCGCGTCGAAGTGTGTCGATACGAGCTGTACCGTCGCCTCATTGAAGAAATCAGTTCCCTCCTCCGGCGCGGTATCGCTGGTAGCCTTAACAACGTCGCTCCATGTTCCGCAATATTTTGCGAGAATGCGACAAGCGTCAATATATATCGCGTATCTAATCGGTTTAGTGCGCCGCATCTCATTGCGTTTAAGTATCCATCCAAGAAATACGACCGTAAATACGAGATCTATGCCGCCAGCAAATATATTGCTCATCAAGTCGCGGCCGGGCCAACTATCTGGATAAAAGGCGTACAGTAGACCTGCCACGAACAAGAACAGAGCCGCCGCTGCTGCTGGAGCCTGTTTTTCGAAAAAGTCTTTGACCAAAGTCGTTTGATCCAGGCGCCTCACGGCAATAACTCCTCCTCGGCCTCGTTCACCGGGCGGCGCTCGCACACAAGGGCGACGTAATCGGGGAAGTCGCGCGGGTTGAAGATGCGCCGCTTCACGGTGAGCAATTGGCGCGGGATCGGGACGAGGCTCTCGCCGACCGCCAGCGGCAGCAGGAACTCGTCGCCGATCGCTGGCACGATGCCACCGCACTGGTCCAGGCGCAGCTCGCGCCGGGCATCCACCACGCGCCCGTCCGCCTCGACATAGTGCAGGCGGATCGTCAGCGGCTCCAT